ATCAGAAGTGATAGCAACAAAAGAAAAATTTTTAAATATTTTGTCATCCTATGTTTAAATAGAAAATAGAACGAGCAAACATGAAAAAAACTTATATACTTGACACCAATGTGTTCTTGACAAATGCTAACTCCGTATACGAATTTCGAAATAATGACATCATTGTCCCATTGAAAGTACTTGATGAAATTGACAAACACAAGAAACGACAAGACGGCGTTGGCTTGAACGCAAGAAGCATAATTCGCGTCTTAGATGACTTGAGAAGTAAGGGAAATTTACACAAAGGTGTGCGCATAGCGCGCGGAAAAGGCATATTATCAGTCAGAGGCTACGATTTAGAAGATCTACCTGTTGGCTGCGATATTGAAAGTGCCGACAACGAAATTCTTACAACAGCCTTGACCGAGATGAAGAAAAATCCGAAAAGAAAGGTGATTCTTGTTACTCGCGATATTAACATGAGAGTTAAGTGCGATTCTTTGGAAATAAAAACAGAAGATTATGCTACCAACAAGGTTGTTGCAGACGAAAAGCATTTATTTACTGGTTTTAAAAAACACCTGGTAGACGATCAGCTTATAGATCAATTTTATGATGGAGAACATATTTTCTTTGACAAAGAGGACGGGAAGTTTTTTCCAAATCAATTTGTGATGTTGGTGTCTAATTCGAATGAGAAGAAGTCGGCACTAGCTAGGTTTGTTAACTACGAATCTAAACTAGAAAAAGTTGTAGAAACTAGAGAGGCTGTTTGGGGCCTGAAACCAAGAAACAAAGAGCAGACTTTTGCACTCGATCTTTTAAACGATCCAAGCGTACCAATTGTTACTTTGGTTGGAAAAGCAGGTTGTGGTAAGACCCTTTTAGCTATAGCTGCCGGCTTAGATCAAGTTTTAGAAAAAGATATGTTTAAAAAACTTATTGTTTCTCGACCTGTACAGCCTCTAGGCAAAGATATCGGATATCTACCTGGGACTATGGAAGAAAAAATGCGTCCGTGGTTGATGCCTATTCAGGACAATATAGACTTTCTTTTAAATGGAAAATCAAAGTCTATGGAGATGTTTTTTGAGGACGGCACAATTCAGATTGAAGCTCTTACTTATATACGTGGCAGATCAATTTCAAATGCGTTTGTTATAATTGATGAGGCACAAAATTTAACAATGCACGAATTAAAAACTATAATAACCAGAGTTGGTGAAAATACTAAGATCGTTTTGACAGGAGATGTAGAACAAATTGACAGTGTTTATTTAGACGCAACGTCTAATGGACTTTCATACGCTGTAGAAAAGTTTAAACATCATGGTCTCTCTGGACATGTAACACTTTTAAAAGGTGAAAGATCAAAAGTAGCTACACTAGCTTCAAAGATATTATAAAGGAAATAGTTATGAAGAACGTTGAAAAAATTCAAGAGGTACTTTCTGAGGTACAGGGTGATGTAGAAAAGTTTGCAAGTGGAAACAAGTCAGCTGGCACTCGAATTAGAAAAGCAATGCAAGAAATTAAAGGATTGGCCCAAGCAGTTCGAACTGAAGTACAATCTATTAAAAACAACCAGTCTTAGAATAAGGAAAAATTATGCTTGACACAGATACAGTGGGCCGCAGTCCAGTTTTAGATGAAGTTATAAAAGCCGACAATAGCTTGAAGAACTTACTCGTACAATATGCTGGCAACAAATTGAACCCAAAAGATAATAATATTACTATAGAAATGATGATCGAGGTTGTAGCTGAAGAATTTCCAGAATTTGTTATGACTCTGGCCGAAGAGAATTGGATTAGGGGATATCAGCAAGGTCTCGATGATGTAACCGCAGGAAGAAATCTGGTGGAAGAAGAAGCAAATGAAAAGAAAAAAAATTCTCAGTTATCTGAAGAACAAGAATAAACATCCTTCGGAATATGATTTCGGCTTTTTTCAAGTTTTTGTACAAAATCCTCTTCCAGACTCGATCGACGTAAAAGCAATATTCTCTCATATAAAACAAATCATACCAGATCATTTTTTAGATTCTCTGGATGTTGTTTATATAGGTGACTATTCTTTTCTGAAAGAAAGAGAAATAAATGCACTGTACTCTGACGGCGCGATTTATATTTCAAACGCTCAAGAAGATGGAGAAGATCTAGAGGATGATATCGTTCACGAATTATCTCACGCCGTAGAAGAAAAATATGGTGAGTTTTTCTATTCAGATGGTAAAATAGTAGACGAATTTTTGCTAAAAAGATCTAAGCTCAAAAGACTTCTAACACATCAAGGATATGATATAGCAAGATTTGACTTTTCCAATCCAGAATATGATGAAGAATTCGACGAATTTTTATATTCCGAGGTTGGGTATGATTCTTTAAGGCTTTTGACAATTGATATATTCACGGGTGCATATGCGGCGACTTCTCTTAGGGAATATTTCGCAAGAGGCTTTGAAGAATATTATTTAGGAGATAAGGTTTATTTAAAGCAAGTTAGTCCTTATATTTATAAAAAATTATCGTTATTAAATGAAAAAGACCTAGAAGAATTAGACTACGACGATAGATTATAAAAAGAGGAAAAAATGAGAAAACATATTTCTTATTCTGAGATAAAAGTGTGGGATGAATGTCCCTACAAACATAAACTTGTCTACATTGACGAAGTAAAAAAGTTTCTTGGCAATGAGCACACAGCCTTTGGGACAGCTGTGCACGAAGTTTGCGAAAAATCAGTATTGGGAGAGATTTCTTTAGATGCTGAATCACTAAACGAGTGTTTCGACAAAAAGTTTTTAGAAGAAATTCAGTTCCTAATCAAAAACAAAGTAGAACTAAAGAAAAGTCTCATTAAAGACATGAGAGCCCAATCAAGAGAACTATTAGTTCATATTATCCCTGCGTTGAACAAGCACTTTGGGCAATATGAGATCATATCTGCAGAAGAGCAGCTTTATGAGCCAGTTGAAAATTCTGACAAGATGTACAAAGGTTTTATTGACTTGATCTTAAAAACAAAAGATGGAAAGTACCATATTATTGATTGGAAAACTTGTTCATGGGGTTGGGACACGAAAAGAAAAAGCGAGAGAATAACCACTTATCAGTTGTCTTATTACAAACATTTCTTTAGCAAAAAGCATGATATAGAACAAGAAAATATTGAAACACATTTTGCATTGTTGAAGAGAACCGCGAAATCTAACAAAGTAGAAATTTTTAGAGTCACCAGCGGAAATAAAAAAATTCAAAATTCTCTTAAATTATTAGACAAAGCTGTTTATAATATTAAACATAGCAATTTTGTAAAAAACAAAACATCTTGTACTGCCAAGTACGGGTGCGAATTTTATAACACAAAGTTTTGTAGTAGGTAAAAAATGAGTAAAAAAATTAAAGTTTTGGTTTTGGCAGACCATCCCTTTTCTCCTTCCGGAGTGGGAACACAAACTCGGTATATGGTTGAAGGCCTGCTGGCCACTGGTCAGTTTTCATTTGTGTGCTTTGGTGGCGCCGTACGTCATGAGGACTATAGTCCACAAAAATGGGATAAGCATGGCGATGATTTAGTTGTGTTTCCAGTCGATGGCTACGGCACTCAAGAAGCTGTTAGATCGATCATAAGAACAGAAAGACCAGATATGTTGTGGTTTATGACAGATCCAAGATTTTTCCCGTGGTTGTGGGAAATAGAAGATGAGATCAGGTCGTTAATACCAATGGTATATTATCACGTATGGGACAATTATCCATATCCAGATTTTAATAGGACTTGGTATAACTCCTCAGATGTCGTCGTCGCGATCTCAAAAGTAACGCACGATATTGTCAAAACTGTATCTCCGGATATAGAATCACATTATTTGCCACATGCTGTAAACCCAGAAATATTTAAACCCTTGCCTGACAGTGACAGGGACGAACTTAGGAAAAAAGCTTCTATTGACGAAGATAAGTTTGTGGTATTCTGGAATAACAGAAACGCACGAAGAAAGCATCCAGGTACTTTAATATTTTGGTTTAAAGAGTTCTTAGACAGGGTTGGTCATGATAAGGCGATGTTGCTAATGCATACTGATCCCAATGATCCACATGGACCTAACTTAAACGCAGTTATAAGCAATCTAGGCTTAACTAATGGAGAAGTTATGTTTTCAACTTCCAAGTTAGAGTTCCCGCAAATGGCAGCTTTGTATAATATTGCTGATGTCACTGTTAATATCTCTGACGCCGAAGGATTTGGTTTATCAACGCTAGAGTCGCTATCTTGTGGTACGCCAATCATAGTGAACATGACCGGAGGTCTTCAAGAGCAAGTAACTGACGGGGAAGACTGGTTCGGAGTTGGCATTGAGCCTTGTTCAAAAGCAGTTATAGGATCACAAGACATTCCTTATATATATGAAGACCGTATCAACAAGCAAGAGTTCTTGTCTGCTTTAGAAAAGATTTATAATATGTCTGCTGAAGAAAGAAAAGAATTAGGTCAAAAAGGCATAAATCATGTCGAAAAGAATTATAATTTCAAAAATTATGTCGTTAGATGGAGACAAATATTAGAAGACGTACATAAAAATCGAGGTTGTTGGAAAAACAGAAAGAAGTATAGTCATTGGGAGCTGATGGAGGTTTAGCATGAAAAAAGTTTATTTAAAAGGTCCGTTTTTAACACAATCTGGTTATGGTCACCATGCAAGAACTGTTTATCGAGCTTTACGTTCACGTCCGGATTTATTTGATGTATATGTGCAGCCAATCATTTGGGGGCAAACTAGCTGGATTTGGGAAGACACAGCAGAAAGAAAAGAGTTCGATTCTCTTTTAGAGAAAACAATCCAATATGTTAACTTTGGTGGACAGTTTGATATGTCCGTGCAAATTACCATACCTAATGAATGGGAAAAGCTAGCTCCAATTAATATTGGTGTTACTGCTGGTATAGAAAGCGATACTATTTCTTTAAAGTGGATTGAAAAATCTTACGTAGTCGATAAAATAATCACTATCAGCAAACACTCTAAAGATGGCCTTGTTAATACAGTGTTAGACGTTGTTAACAACACCAACGGGCAAAAACAAAAGGTTAGTTGCAAAACACCGGTTGAGTATGTTACTTATCCTGTTAGAAAGTTTGAGCCTTCAGATATTGAGCTAAACCTAACTACAGATTTTAATTTTCTAGCGGTAGCACAAATAAGCCCTCGCAAAAATTTAGAGCAGCTGCTGCACTGTTTTGTAGAAGAGTTTAAGGATAACGAAAATGTAGGGTTGGTCGTCAAAGCAAATTTGGCAAAAAACTCCCTTGTAGACAGAGTTAACACATTAGAGTCTTTTCAAAGATTAGTCTCTAAATATGAAGATCGCAAGTGCAAAATTTACCTTTTGCATGGATTTTTAAGTGATAAAGACATGGCTGCTTTGTACACACACCCAAAAATAAAAGCATTTGTTTCGACTACTCATGGTGAAGGTTTCGGACTTCCTATTTTTGAAGCTGCGTATTATGGGCTGCCAATCGCCGCAACTAATTGGAGTGGACATTTAGATTTTCTTTGTAAGCCGGCAAAGACTAAAGGCAAGGGAAAAGAAAAGCTTAAGCCTTTGTTTAAAAGGATCAGCTATACATTAGAACAAGTGCCTAAAGAGCTAGCTTGGGAAGGAGTTTTAGAAGAATATTCTAAATGGGCAAACCCTGAGACCGGTTCAGTAAAAATGGCTTTGGAAGAAATTTATAGAGACTACCCTCGTTTTAAAAAACAAGCAAAAGTTTTGGAAGAGTGGGTGTGTGAAGAGTTCAACGCTAAAAAGCAATATGAGCAAATAGTAGACCTTATAAAACCAGAAGATGATTCGGACTGGCTTGATCAAATAGAAGATCTTGTTAAGGAATATGAATAAGAATATAGTTTATATATCTGATTTTTTTCTTGATCATATAGTTGGCGGAGGCGAGCTAAATGACAATGAATTAATAAATCTTCTACAAGAAAAAGACTATAAAGTCAAGAAAAATCAATCTCATTTGGTTAGCTTGGAGTTTTTAGTTGAAAACAAAGATTGTTTTTTTATAATATCAAACTTCTGTAACCTATCCTCTGAAAACAAAGAGTGGATAAGCAAAAATTGTAATTATATAATCTACGAACACGATCATAAGTACTTAAACACGAGAAATCCGGCTGATTACAAGAATTACAAAGCCCCACAGAACGCAATAAGAGATTTTTTCTTTTATAAAGAAGCTAATGCCATAGCGGTACAATCTACTTTTCATAAAACAATAGTTGAAGACAACCTGGAGCTAGAAAACGTTTTTAACGTAAGTGGCAACCTATGGTCAGCTGCTTCTTTAGAAAAACTTCGTGAAAACTGCAAAAAAGAGAAAAAACAGAAGTGTTCTATTCTAAATTCTAACATTCCGCATAAAAATACGGCCACGGCGGTCATGTATTGCGAAAGAAAGAGCTTGGATTACGATTTAGTCGCTAGTAACAACTATATTGAGTTCTTAGATCAGCTAGGAAGTAACCAAACCTTCGTTTTTTTTCCAAAAACACCAGAAACCTTGTCTCGCGTCGTCGTAGAAGCCAGAATGATGGGCATGTCTGTTAAAACAAACGCATTAGTCGGAGCATGTGAAGAATCTTGGTTTGAAATGAAAGGAGAGCCTTTAATTGACTATATGGTGCAAAAAAAGCAAGAAATTTGTGATTTTGTCGAAAAAACAGTCAAAAACAGCGTAAAAACGCCTTATAAGGGTAAAAAAGTGTCTATTATAAGCACTTTTCATGATGGTAGCGAGCATCTTGAAGGATTCCTAGAGAATACAGTAAATCAGACAATATTTGACCAATGTGAGCTTATTTTTGTAGATGCGGCCAGTACTGGTACAGAAAAAGAGATAATAGCGGAATATATGAAGAAATATGACAATATCTCTTATATACGCATCGAAGAGAAGCTAAAACCGACACCTTGCTTAAATATGGCGATTAAAAAGTCTTCTGGGCGTTATTTGACTTTTGGTTTTATCGATGATAGAAGAAAATCCGACTGTTTAGAGATATTGCTTAAAGAAATTGAAAATAACGATAATATTGATTTAGTTTATGGTGATGTCTTGCAAACAGACAAGGCAAATGAAACATTTGATAAAAATTCTTCTAAAGACGTTTTATTCGAACATTCAAGAAATGAGTACTCGGAAAAAAACATGATAAAGTGTCTTCCCGGGCCCATGCCTTTGTGGAGAAGCTCAGCACACGAAAAAGTTGGATTTTTTGATCAAGACAATTGCAATTTTGCTGATGACTGGGACATGTGGTTAAGAATGGTCGCCCGCGGCAGCCAATTCAAAAAAGTTGATGATACTGTCGGGTTATATTATTCTGGTGGTCGTTCTTTCGAGGACGACAACGTAGAACAGAAAAAAGAAGAAGCTAAAATCTTTTTTAAATACTCTTATTTATTTGGCGAGAACTTTAACAAGTTTTTACCTTATTTCCAACAATTTACTGAGGGGTAAAATGAATAGCGAAAGAAAATATATGCCAACTCTCTCTGAGCTAGTCGATAGACTTTCTATAGCACAGCTCAAAGAAGTTTTCATTACCGACCACAAAGAAGAATATGCAGAAGAGATCAAAAACATAGTTCATGATATCCAATTGATATTAGATGATTGCGACAATACAGTTGATGCTGAAACGATAAGAGCTGTTGTGGTATTATCTCAGATGAACTTACACATATGGCATAATGAATCAAATTATCGCAAGGGAATAAGAGACGGAAACAATCTTGAATTAACTCATGGTTTGAACGGTATTAGAAATACATCAAAAAACAAAATTCAAGAGTTGACCGGCGGCCGAAAAGACTATAAGATTGATTGTTTGGCAGCTGAGTTTAAAGATTGGGACATTAGTTGGGAAAAGTAGAAGAAACATATGAATTCGATGTTGTTGTAATCGGCGCCGGTATTATCGGTGCCGCTGTTGTAAGAAGACTATCCGAATCATATGATAATGTTCTTTTGGTGGAGAAAGAAGAATCGTTTGGTCATCACACTTCCAGTAGAAATAGTGAAATAATACATTCCGGGATTTATTATCCTGAAGATACTTTAAAAGCAAAATTATGTGTTCAGGGTAACAAACTGTTATATGACTTTTTAAAAAAATATGATATTCCGCACAAAAATTGTGGAAAGCTCGTTATCGCTAATACAGTTGAAGAACTGTCGAGATTAGAAGATATTAAGGAATCAGGAAGGAAAAACGGAGTAGAAGGATTAAAATTATTAAGTTCGGATGAAATAAAAAAGATAAATTCGGATATTAAAGCTTCTACTGCACTATATGTACCGAGTGCCGGAATATTTGACAGTCATTCTACGATGGCTAAATTATTATACTTAGCCAAAGAAAGTGGCGCTACAATTCTTTATAAAACAAGATTAAATCAAATCAAACTGAAAAACAAAAAATACCATTTAGGATTTGCGAACAAAGACTTCAAAGTAAAAACTAAAATTGTCGTTAATGCCGCCGGCCTTTGGAGTCACAAAATAGCCAAATTAGCTGGAATACAAGATTATGAATTACATTGGTGTAAGGGCGAATATTATAAAACAAGTAAATATAAAAATATGAATGTTTTGGTATATCCGACACCGGATCCGTCGAGTAAATATTTAGGAATTCACACTGTTGTAGATTTAGCTGGAAATCTGTCATTTGGACCAAACGCATATTATATTGAAAATGAAAAATTAGATTATAAAATTGACGAAAGCAACAAAAAACAATTTTATGATGCGATTAATCGTTATTTAAATGTTGAGTGGGTCGACCTGGAACCAAGCATGACGGGGATTCGTCCCAAATTACAAGCAAAAAATGAACATTTTAGGGATTTTCTTATTAAAAATGAAGGCGATAAAGGTTATAATAATTTTATAAACTTGATCGGCATAGAATCACCTGGATTAACATGTTGTTTGTCTATAGCAGATTACACAAAGGAAATAATTGAACAATGAATGTATTAATCACCGGTGGGGCCGGATATATTGGAAGCGAGTTAGTTCAGTATCTGTTAGACGACGGACATGAGGTCGTCGCATACGATAACTTAATGTATGATGCCACTTCTTTATTGAGGTATACCTGCCACCCTAAATTTAACTTTGTAAAAGGGGATGTGCGAGATCTGAAAAAACTTGAAAAGTATGTAAAAAAAGCTGATGTTGTTATACCTCTAGCTGCTTTAGTAGGTTTTCCTTTGTGTCGCGACAACCCTAGGGATGCAAAAGAAATTAACTACGAGGTAAACCAGTGGATCGCAGACAACAAGTCAAAAGATCAGATGGTTATCTATCCATGTACAAACTCTGGTTATGGTTCAAAAAGCGACGGTGTCTGCACTGAAGAATCTCCTCTAAATCCACTAACTTTGTATGGGGTTACCAAGGTAGATGCAGAAAAAGCTTTTAAAAATATAGAAAATCATGTGACTTTCAGACTTGCAACAGTTTTTGGTCCGGGTTCTAGAATGCGTAGTGATTTGCTGGTTAACAGTTTCGTCTTAAAGGCTTTACGTGAACGTGTTTTAGTTTTATATGAGTGTGAGTTTATGAGAAACTATGTACACATTCATGATGTTTGTCGAGCGTTCCAATTTACAATTCAAAATTGGGACTCATGTAAGAACGAGACATATAACGTTGGCAATGATTCTATTAATATGAATAAACTGCAGCTAGCTCAAAAAATTGCGGAACACATGCCTTTAGAGATAATAAAAGCTGAGTTTACAACTGATCCAGATACAAGAGACTATATTGTTAGCAGTGAAAAGTTCTATAAAAAAGGATTTAATTGTAAATTTGATCTAGATGATGGTATAATACAATTAAAGAAGGCGTTTTCAATTATTGAGAGCCCCTGGTATGCCAACTATTAAGGTAAAAAATGCGTAAATTAGATGTTTTATTTGTACACCCGAATGCTTCAATAAAAGTATATCAGGGGTTAAGCAAAGACTTGTCCGCTATTGAGCCCCCTATTTGGGCTGCTCTATTAGCACAACACGTTTTGTCAAAAGGCTACGGCGCACGGATATTAGATTGTGAAGCCGATCTCTTGTCTCCGGAAGAAACAGCAAAAGCAATCAGCGATATCGACGCGAAGTTGACTGTCTTTGTTGTATACGGCCAGCAACCGTCTGCTTCGACACAAAATATGCAAGGAGTACACGACGCGCTCGAAATTCTTAAAGAGAGATGGCCCACAAACAAAGTGCTTCTGACCGGTTTATATCCTTCTGCGGTTTCTAGACTAACAATGCAGGATGAAAAAACTGATTTTGTGTGTCAAGGTGAAGGCCCTAAGACTATCACAGCTTTATTGGAAATTTCTGATATGTCTGATGAAACACAATTAAAGAAAGTACCTGGTCTTTGGTACCGAGATAAAGATTCTAGAATTTGTTTTACGAAACCAGCTCCACTTATTAAGCAACAAGAGTTACAAGAAGAGTTGCCTGGTATGGCTTGGGATCTCTTGCCTATGGACAAATATCGAACGTCTAATTGGCATGCAATGTCTAATNANAACGACAGAATGCCTTTTGCCTCTTTATATACCAGCCTGGGCTGCCCATTTAAATGTAGCTTNTGNTGTATTAACGCTCCATTTGGACANAACAACGTTGAAAACTGGGACTTTGGAAGAAACANGTTTAGATACTGGGATCCAGATTTTATCATATCTGAATTCGACAAAATTAGAGAGATGGGNATTCGCAATGTAAAGATTGCAGACGAGATGTTTGTTATGAATAAACAACATTTTCTTAAGCTGTGTGACAACATTATAGAACATGACCATGATTTTAATATTTGGGCTTATGCGAGAATTGATACCGTCAAAGAAGAATACCTAGATACTCTAAAAAAAGCAGGAGTAAATTGGCTAGCCCTAGGAATAGAGTCTGGCAATAAAACAGTCCGGAAGGATGTAGTAAAAGGAAAGTTTACAGAAGTTAATATTTCTAATCTTGTTGACAAAATTAAAGGCGCCGGAATTAACGTAATCGGAAATTATATTTTTGGTTTGCCTGAAGATACGGTGGAAACGATGCAAGAAACGCTGGACATGTCAATAGACTTAAATTGCGAGTTTGCAAACTTTTACTCTACAATGGCATACCCAGGATCAAAACTTTATCTAGACGCAAGAAGAGAAGGCTGGGAGTTGCCGGATAGTTATGTTGGCTATTCGCAACATTCATATGAGTCAAAGCCACTGCCGACAAAACATATTTCTTCATCGGAAGTGTTGCGTTTTAGAGATAAGGCTTTTAACGAATACTACAAAAACGATAAGTACTTGTCTTTCATCGAAGAAAAATTTGGAAAAGAAACTAAAAAGTCTATTGAAGATATGACCAAACATACGCTTAAAAGGGAGATCGTAAAATAACATCATGTATACAGCAGAAGAATTAATAGAATTTGAAAATGAAATAGCAGACTGTTTTAACGACGCACAAATAAAAGCGCCGGTGCACCTCTATAACAAAAACGAAGAACAAATAATAAAGATATTTGAAAAGCATAATATAGGACCGGATGACTGGGTTATGTGCTCGTGGAGAAGCCACTATCAGTGCTTGTTAAAGGGCGTACCTAAAGACGAGTTAAAAAAAGCAATTTTACAGGGTCGTTCAATTTCTTTGTGTTTCAAGGAATATAAAGTACTGTCCTCTGGTATTGTAACTGGAGCAATCCCTATCGCAGTCGGAACTGCTTTAGATATCAAGAGGAAGAATGGCACAGGGCGCGTATTTTGTTTTATGGGCGACATGACGTCAGAAACTGGAGTTGCTCATGAGTGCATAAAATATTCTAGAAACCATAAGCTTCCAATACACTTTATTGTCGAAGACAATGGAAAGTCTGTTTGTACAGACACTAGAAAAACTTGGAACACTGATGTTTTGACTTACGAAGGTGTCGAGGACGAATATGTCACATATTACAAATATGTGTTAGACAAATACCCCCATGCCGGGGCAGGAACAAGGGTACAGTTTTAGTTATGGCAAAGTATTTTGATGAGTTAAAAAGAGCGATGCAGTTTTTAGGAGAAAAGCCTGATACTTTTTTTCTAGGTCAAGCAGTAGAATACAAAGGGACCGCTATGACAAATACCTTAACAGAGGTACCAAGAGAAAAATTGTTAGAAATGCCTGTCGATGAAGAAATGCAGATGGGAATAACAAATGGACTAGCCGTCAATGGAACAGTGCCAATTAGTATTTATCCTAGATGGAACTTTCTTCTTTTAGCTATGAACCAGCTAGTTAACCACCTAGATAGGATGCCGGCGTTTTCACATGGAGAATACATTCCAAAAGTGATTATACGTACTAGTATTGGTTCAGAAAGACCTCTAAACCCCCAGGCTCAACATGTTGGAGATTTTTCTGACAGCGCGCAGCTTATGTTAAATAATACAGAAGTGATACGGCTAGAAGAACCGGAAGATATATTTCCTGCCTATGAAAAAGCTTATAATAGAACTGACGGGAAATCTACAATTTTAGTAGAATACGGAGACTATTACAGTGAAAAATAAGCTTTTAGTGGTCTATAACACATGTGGCTTCTCTGGAAGAGAACATGTTGATTGGTATATTGATTGTATAAACAATCTATTAGAGCAGGATTTTCAAGACTTCAAGTTGGTTGTATCAAGCTGCGGAAATAGAATGCCAGTTATAAAAAAGCTTGTAAGCACGTTTAAAAATCGAGTGTCTTTCAACTTTATAAACGATAGAATAACTGTTAACCAGAGTTTCAACCATACAGTAAAAAAGTGTGTCGAGGAGTTTGGAGAATTTGAAGGGTATCTTTATATTGATTCTGGAATAAACGTCAGAGATAACAAAAAAGTGCTTAGTGAGGCTTACGAGCTTTTTAAATCTGATAATTACGGAATGTTGACAATACAAGCGAGTAACGATAACGGATTTAAACAATGGATAGGTGTGGACGAGTATGTGACAGGAGAAAATTTTATAATTCCAATTGGACGTGCGTGTAACTTACACACTCAGATTTTCTCAAATGAAGTATTTAAAGCTTTTGACAATAAAATAATTCCTGATATTTTTGTGGCATATTGCACTGAATCTATTTTTTCTTTTCTAGCAGCGGCCGTTAAGCAAAGGTGGGTGATTATGAAAGATATGGTCTTAGAACACTTAAAAAGTATCGATGGCGCCACATGTGGATTTGACCACACAGGCCCTAAAGGCGACAATAAAAATAACTTATTTGCAAATTTAGATATATACGAAATCTGTAAGGATCCGGAGGCTTGGGAAAGCGGCTTCGGCTACGAAGAAATGCAAGGCGTAATGCACCACGATCCTGAAAAATATAATGAAAAAGGCGAAGTAAAAGACCCTAATCGCCTAAAAGAATTTATTAGAACACGTATGTTTTTAACCAAAGAGCAATTTGATTATGGTAAGGTTGTTCACAAGTTTATTAAATAAGCAGGAGAATTATAAATAATGTCTTTAATGGTCGTATACAATACCTGCGGAATCGGTGGAAGAGAAAACTCTGCCACATATATAAAAAACATAAGAAGTATTTTAGATCAAGACCTGTCATCTAAAAGAATAATCTTGTCCGGATGTTGTCTTAGCAAGAGGACGTTTCAAAAAGTTTATCAAGAGTTTGGAAATAGAATTAGCTACTATTTGACAAATGAAAGATTGGCAGTAAATCAGACGTTTAATCACGCTGTTTTGAGAGGGGTGGAGGAGTTTGGAGAACACGATGGATATCTTTACGTCGCATCAGATGTTAGTTTTAGCGACGACCGTGCTTCTCTTAGCCGATTGCATGATCGAATATTAAAAGACGAAAATGGTATTGTTTCACCAGAAATAAATAAAGATAACGGATACTTTTGGTGGTTTGGGTTTGAGGAAGACCAGAACATATGGGATGTTTTTGGAAAAGATAAAGACTTTGTAGTGCCGCTAGGCTCTACTGCAAACTTACACTGTAGTGTATTTTCAAATAAGATATTCAAAGCTTACGGCCGGCCCCTGCCAGATATTTTTGTCTCTTACTGCACTGAATCTTCTTTTTCTTTCTTATCTGCAGCAGTAAAACAAAAGTTCATTATTGCAAATGACGTCAAGTGTAGTCATGGCGAGAATGTTGGCTTACACAGCGGGCTAGACGGGCAAACGCAGGCTTTTGGCGCTGCCTGGGATAGAGTATTTCCTGGATCAAAAAGCATAAAAGAAATAGTAGAAAGCCCGGAAGCTGCAGCATGCGGATTTGGACACGAAGAGTGGGTACCAAGGTTTGCGCACAAGATGGACGTTCCAGATGACAAAACATTTCTGATACATGACGAAAAACAATTTGATGAAAATGGTTTTAGCATAGACGACAGATTGAAAAATTTTATAAAAGATAATTTATTTTTGAAGCCAGATGTGTTAGACTATAGTAAAGTAAATCACAAGTTTGTAAGGTAAAAATGAAAAGAGCTTTAATAACAGGAATTGCAGGATCCGGCGGTAGCTATCTAGCAGAATTTTTAATATCTAAAAAAGACATTGAAGTACATGGTATTTCTAGATGGCACAGCACTACATCAAGTTCAAATTTGAAAAATATCAAAAATGACATTATTATGCATGAGTGTGATCTTAACGACTTAAGTGCAACAATTAGAGCAATTGAAGCTTGCAAGCCGGATTACATATTTCATTTAGCAGCACATGCTAATGTACATGTATGCTTTTCTAATCCAATCGCGGTATTGCAAAACAACATTAACAACACTATCAATTTATTTGAGGCAATACGTATTGTTGGAATAGATCCAGTTATACAATTTTGCGGAACGTCAGAAGTTTATGGTAACGTAGATAAGAAGAATATTCCTATTTCAGAAAACCACCCGCTAGAACCCGTCAACATATACGCTGTTTCAAAATTAACTCAAGAAAAGATTGCTAGTTCGTATTATCATTCATATGGAATGAAGGTCGTAATTACTCGCATGTTTGCCTATATTAATCCACGGCGCGGAGACATTTTTTCTAGTTCTTTTGCTAGAAAAATAGTAGAAATAGAGCGAGGCGAAAGAGATATTTTGACACACGGTAACTTAGAATCAGTTAGGACATTAATTGATGTGAGGGACGCTATGGAATCTTATTGGGTTGCATGTCAACATTGTGACTATGGCGCACCCTATAATGTTGGCGGAGAGTCTATTGTTACTGTCGGAGAGTTTTTAGATATTTTAAAATCTAAATCTTCAGTAAAAATAAAGTCAGAAGTCGATCAAAAGCTTTTAAGGCCAGTCGATGTTACTTTACAGGTACCAGAAGTTAGCAAGTTTTTTGATGCTACTAAATGGCGTCCAAAATACTCAATTGAAGAGAGCGTCGAGTTTTTGTTGAATCATTATAGAGGTATCAAGTGAAATTAAATCTAGGCTGTTATGATAGAAAGATAAGTGGATTTGTTAACGTTGACATTAGAGAAGACGTGAAGCCTGACGTTATCGATGATGTTTTTAAACTAAATAAATTTGAAAAAAACTCTGTTGATCTTATTTATGCTTGTCACGTTTTAGAGCATGCGGATTATAAAGAATCAGAGATTGCTATGAAAAGGTGGTGTGACGTGTTGAAAAAAGGTGGAACGCTAAGATTAGCGGTGCCCGACATGGAGGCTCATTTTGCTCACTATTACTATCACAGAGACTTAAGACTGCTGCACTCTACTTTTTGGGGAAGTCAACGACATGAATATGATTATCACAAAAATGGCTGGGATTTAAAAAAACTAGAAGAAGACTTAAAAGCAGCAGGGTTCTCGGTGGTGAAAAAATATGACTGGAGAGACACTGAACATTTCTATGTTGACGATTATTCTCAAACATATTTTCCGCACATGGACAAAGAAAATGGTAAACTAATGAGCTTAAATGTGGAGGCTACAAAATGAAGTATGATTTGACAATATTTATCCCCGGGTTCCGTGCACCTAATTGGCCCAACGTTTATAAGAGTGCTGAAAAAGCGTGCAAGAGGTACAATTGGGAAATGGTTTTTGTTGGCCCGTTTGAGCCACCAGAAGAATTAAAAGAGAAAGAAAATGTTTTATTTGTGAAAGACTACGGCACTGTTACTAGGTGCGCACAGAAAGGAATGTTAGAGATCCGAAGCGACTTGTTCTTTTTGACTGTCGATGATTGTGTTTTTTCTGAAGATTCTATTGATCTAGCAATGGATTTATACAAAAAAGAATGCGGGTATAAAGATGTTGTCGCAATGATTTATGGCGAGGGCGGTAATTTAATGGAGACAAAATACTGGGAAGTTAAAACACATCATGACTTTAGCCTTCCTGGTATAAATCAAGAATGGAAAATAGCCAATCAGTGCTTAATGAACAAAAACTACTTTATTGAATTGGGTGGTCTTGACTGTGCAAACTTTGAATATATTGACAAACCAATTCATGATTTTATGTTTAGGCTGCAAAAAGACGGCGGAAAAATTATCTTTTCACCAACTCATGTTTGTATCGCAACGTGGTTTCCTGGAGAAAGTGGTGACCACAGCCCGGTACATCACGCGATGGTCGGAAACGATACTCCTTATTTTAACATGTTATATTCACTACCACAGCACTTTGAAGGCCGTTTAAAGCTTGTGTACGACAACTGGAAAACATCTCCAAAAGTATGGAAAAGACGTTTTTCAAAGGGCCTGCCCAAAACGTATGAGGAGCTATGTGATTTAGAAGGCTACACCAAAGGATATTAATGATCGAACTAAAAAATAGCAAAGTTTTAGTTACCGGCGCTTCTTCGATGATTGGGCGAGTGGTGATAAAAAAACTAGAACAAAGAGGAGCAATTGTTGCGGCTGTACTTCATGAAGAATACGACTTATTAAACTGGTCAGATACTATAGACGCTTTTAAGAAACACAAGCCAGATTATTGTGTACATGCCGCTGGTTACAATGGTAACATAAGATTTAATAAACTGTATCCATCTGATATATTTTATAACACTACGACTATGGGACTAAACGTATTAAAGGCATGCGCGCTCACCGGTGTAAAAAAAGTAATTACCCCTCTTGCTTCTTGCGCGTACAGAAGTACTGACGAAATATTAAAAGAAGTTGATTTCAATATTGGCATGCCCGACGAAAGCGTAGAAGCGCACGGACTAAGCAAAAAGGCAATATACCATTTTTCCAGGCAGTTATGTAAACAATATGATATAAGCGCTGTTTGTACAATTTTTAATACTGCTTACGGCCCGGGAGATTCTTTTGATGTTGATAAAACTAAAGTTGTCGGCGGCCTAATTAAGAAATTTTCCACAGCAGTGAAAAACGGTGATGAAGAAGTAGAATGTTGGGGCACCGGAAAGCCTCGTAGAGAACTTATATATTGTGAGGACGCTGCAGAAGGAATTATACAAGCTTTAGAAAAGTATTCTGATGTTAAACAACCCATTAATATAGGTTATAATGAAGATATCAGTATTAAAGAATTAGCCGACATGATTGCTGATTTAACCGGGTTTCAAGGAAAAATAACTTGGGATTTGACAAAACCTGATGGACAATATCGAAAGCTTTTGGATCCATCACGCATGAAAGAGCACAAAATTTCCATTGTTAACAAAACTTCGTTAAGAAACGGCTTGCTAAAAACAATAAGGTGGCACAAAGAAAATGAAAACTAAATTATCGGTAATATTACCTTCTATTCGTATACACAATCTTTTATATTTTTATCAAAAATTAAAAGAATCAACATCGTATTCGTTTGAACTGATTATTGTAGGCCCGTACGATCTCCCGGCTGTCTTGGATCAATATGACGAGATCCTCTATATCAAAGACCGCGGTAGCCCGTCCAGGTGTCAACAAATTGGGTTAGTTAACGCAACTGGAGAATATGTTACCTGGGGCGCCGACGATGGATATTTTCTAAAGGACAAACTTACGGAGGCTATAGATTTTCTAGAAGAAAATAAAACTTCGTATAAAGACATTGTGACATGTAAATATCTCGAAGGCCTCGGAGCTGCTACTAGCCCTACGATGTATCAAGATACTTATTATAAAATCAATCATCATGACGGACTGCGGTCTAAATATATATCTGACGATCATTGGTTGTTAAATGTAGGCATTGTCGACACCAAATACGCAAAAGAAATCGGAGGTTGGGACGCGCAGTTTGAGGTAACTACAATATCACACATGGACTTTGCGGTGAGAACACAAAGAAATCAATCTAAGTATTTCATATTGGAAGATCCGATATTTATTTGCGCTCACTTGCCCGGCGTCGAAGGCGACCACGGCCCGGTTCATTATTCACACGTGCAGCATGATGAGCCACTATTCAAAAAGATCTACAATGATCCCGGCTCTCTTAACAGAATCAACATTGAATTAAACAACTGGGAACAAACGCCGCCTGTATGGAAAAGGAGATTTGAAGATGTATGATCTATCGATATGTTTGCCGGCTATTAGAAAAGAAAACTGGACCAGGTTATATGAAAGTGCCATTACCTCGGTCGGAAAATACTCTTTTGAACTAATATTCTGTGGCCCTCATAAAGAACTACCAGAAGAACTTCAAGAATTAGAAAATGTTAAATGCCTTCAGGATTTTGGTTGTCCAACAAGAGCACATCAAATAGCATGTATAGAGGCAACTGGCGAATTTTTAACTTGGTGCGGAGATGATGGCTGGTTTGAGCCAAATATGCTGGAGAAATGTATAGATCTGTTAAAAGACTGCCCAGAACCGATAAAAGCTGTCGTCCCGGCTTATGTTGAAATTCGGGACCGGTCCAACGAAGATGGACTAGGTGTATACAACTGTAATTATCATGAGCCGATTAGATCAAGTTTTAATCCGGATCACTGGTTGGTTTTTATGTCAGCGCTAGTCCAAACAGAACAGTTCAAAGAATTAGGCGGATTTGATTGTAATTTGCAGGTACCTGGAATAAGCATCGCAGATTTTGGTATTCGTTACCAAAGAAATGGAGCTTGCGTAACGCAGACAACAGATGTCGTTTTTACATGTACCCACACTCCAGGCCGCACCGGTGACCATTATGCGATACACGATGCGCAAACAAAAGATGATCAGCCCTTGTTTAAAATGATCCAATCAACTTCTGATGTTGTCGACAGAATAAAGCTTGATATCAATAACTGGAAAAACTCACCAGAAGTTTGGACTCGAAGATTTGGAAATTTATAGATAATTGGAGAAATTATGAATAACGAAATTAAATATCCGTTAGCAAAAGAAACTATTAACACTGAAGACGTAGATGCTCTTTGCGATTGGCTTAAAACATATCCTAGGCTGACAAAGGGAGAATTAACACCACAGTTTGAGCAGAAATGGGCTGATTTTATAGGAACCAAATACGCTGTTTTTTGTAATTCTGGATCTTCTGCTAACTTGCTAATGGTCTACGCGGCTATGATGCTGAATGGAATTAAAAAGATAGTAGTCCCTCCAGTGGGTTGGGTTACGACGATTTCTCCTGCGATTCAATTTGGATTACAAATACTACCGGGTAAAACAGATCCAAAAACTTTTGGTATTGACCTGGATGATTTAGAGCGTTTGTGCGAAACAGAAGCACCCGACGCTGTCATCTTTGTGCAGGTTTTGGGAGTACCACATTATAAAGAGCGTTTGCTAGAACTCAAAGAAAAATACGGTTTTGTTCTTTTGGAAGACTCTTGTGCAGCTCTAGGAGCTTCCTATCAAGATGGTACCATGGTAGGACAAGTTGGTGACATGTCGACTTTTTCTTTTTACTTTGGCCATCAGCTATCAACGATCGAAGGCGGCATGGTCAACACAGACGATTTTGAAACGTATAAGATGCTTTTAATGCTAAGAAGCCATGGATGGGCAAAAGACTTAGACCAGAATAGTTATGACGACCTTATGGACTTACACGAAGTAGATAATTTTCATACGCCTTTTACATTTTTTGTACCCGGGTTTAATTTGCGCTCAACAGACTTGCAAGCATTTATTGGCTTGAGGCAGATGGATAAGGCAGATTGGGTAGCTAGAAAAAGAAATGAAAACCACTTGGAGTATGCGCGCCAACTAGAAGGATATGTTGAGTTTCAAGACTGGGGAGATAATAAGCCAGTCTCAATTTCTTTCGGAGCGCTAGCTAAAAGCACCTCACACAGAACAGAAATTGTAAAAAGACTCGTTAAGCACGGAGTTGAAACTCGTATTTTTAGCGCGGGAAATCTAAGATTACATCCATTCTGGAGCCACGTACAAGAGGCGATTGATCCAGACGAGATGGGGACAAAAATTCATCAAACAGGTTTCTTTTTGCCAAATTATCCGGAGATGACTCTTGAAGACATTACATTTATTTGCAGTGTTGTTAAAGGAGAAACCGAGTGAAGATACTTGTAGTTGGAGAAAGCTGCAGAGACATGTTTGTGTATGGCGCTAGCAACAGGCTAGCCCCAGAAGCACCGGTCCCAGTTTTTAATACAATACGCTCTGTCGCAAATGAGGGGATGGCTCGGAATGTATACAAGAATCTACTAGCCCTTGGAGCGCAAGCAAACATTCATACAAATAGCAACTGGGTATCAATAACAAAGACTAGGTACGTTGATCAAAACACAAATCACATGTTCATAAGAGTTGATAGCGCTCTAGAAAGCAAGTATGGAAGATCAAATTTAAAAAATATTAAGTTTGAGGATTATGATGCAGTAGTCATATCAGACTACAACAAAGGCTTCGTATCTGAAAAAGATATTGAAACTATAGCTAAGAAGCATCCTTTGACTTTTCTCGACACAAAGAAAATTTTAGGACCATGGTGCGAAGAGGTCACTTTTATTAAAATTAACAATCATGAATATGAGCGTACGAGGCATATGTTGTCTGATAAAATTGAAGAAAGACTGATTGTTACTATGGGGCCCGACGGCGCCAAATTCAATGGAATTGTTTATCCAGTTGAAAATGTTGAAATAAAAGATTCTGCAGGAGCCGGCGATACTTTTATTTCTGCTCTCGCTGTAAAATACCTTGAAAGTAAAAATATAACAAAAGCAATTGAGTTTGCAAACGAGTGTGCTACTGCTGTTGTACAAAAGAGAGGAGTTAATACAGTATGAAAAAGAAAAAATATGATTTATCTATTATTTTGCCCGGGATCCAGCCGGAATTGTGGATGTCACTTTATGAAGAAATAAAAGAGTCTGCTGGCAATTGTACATTTGAGATTATTGCGGTAGGTCCTAGAGAGCCATCACAAGAATTTTTGGATTTAGAAAACGCAATATATATTCAAGATTATGGTCATCCGTCTAGGTGCGTTCAGAGGGGAACAACGCTAGCTACGGGTAAATATGTAACACATGGTCTAGAAGATGGAAAGTGGCAACCTAATGGATACGAGGAGTGTATAAAAATCTTGGAAGATGAATTAAATTATAGCGACGGAATTTGTGTTCGCTTTCATGAACAAGACATGAATCCAGATGCTCCGGATCCGCCGCAGCCTCCAACATGGCCAAATGTAATGAGTGCGTGGTATCACAAAGATTTACAACTTCCAGGAGTTTCACCAGATTGGTATTGGCATGGATGTTGGATGTATAATTTAGAATTTTTTAAAGAAATCGGCGGTTTAGATTGCAGATTTGAACATATCAATTTAAATTGTAGTGATTTGGCTTTTAGGGTACAAGCTAGTGGTGGAAAAGTTGTTCCATCACGCGATTTTGTGATTTATTTGGATAATAAACCCGCGACAACACCAGAACAAACACCAATTGAGACTGCCTTTCACGAAAATGATAATCCCCTTTTCAAACATATATATATGGATCACGGCGCCGCGTACAAAAGATTCAAAATTGATTATGATAATTGGACGTCCGCATCGGAAGTTTGGGAAAGACGATGGGGCAAAATTAGTCTTTCCGAGGCTATAGAAAAATTTTCTATGGACAAATAATGATATTTCGAGAGCAAAATTGAAAAAAAATGTTTTAATAACTGGTGCAACTGGATATCTCGGATCAGTGGTGGTTCGCGATCTGATTAGTAGTCGAAAATATAATATTCACCTATTAGCAGAAAATATTAATGACCACAGCTCAGTCAATGAGTTTGTTTCGAAACAGTCAATTGAAACTGTTGTGCACATGGCTGCTTTAGTTCCTTCTAGAAAAAGTAGCGACGAGGAAATAATTCAAACAAACTATGATGCAACTAAAAATTTGGCTCTTTCATGTAAAAATTGCCATTTTATTTTTCTATCATCAGAGTGCGTGTTCAAGAGTGATCCGGATATGGAGTGGGATGTCGACGATGTAAAAATGCCTGAGACTTTATATGGAATCAGCAAATCCAAAGCTGAAGATTTTTTATTTGAACAAAGTGAAATAAAAAACTTGTCTATAATACGAACATCTATGCTATATGGATATGATAAGCCAGAAAGAAAAAACTTTTTGAAATTTTTGTTTGAATGTATGGAAAAAGAAACTGCAGTTGAAATTTTTACAGATGTGTACAACCGTCCGACTCATGTTAGTGATCTTTCTGCTTTTATATTAGACGTAATAGAAAAAGGAACAACAGGAGTTATACATGCTGCGTCAGAAGATTATATTAATAGATACGAATTAAGCAAAATGTTTTGTGATGCGTATGGTTTTTCACATGATCTTTTAATTCCGGTAATACAACCAATTGGTGGCAGGCAGCCTAGGCAATTAAACCTAAAGCCTAGTGAAATTTTCACAAAACAAATTAAATTTCCTTTAAGCGAGGGAATTACAACTTGTTTAAAAAAATAATAACCTAGGAGAAAATAGTGCACGAAGATTTAATACCTCAAGCCGACGAATATTTAGAATATGTTAGAAAACAAAAATTTTTATACTCGACAGAAGAGATAAAAAAATGAAAACGATTTTTACAAACGGATGTTTTGATATATTACATCGCGGCCACATAGAACTTCTTAAATATTGTAAATCATTAGGAGGGCATGTTGTCGTTGGTATAAACAGTGATTTTAGTGTAAAACAACTAAAAGGTGAGTCTCGTCCTTTTTTTACTCAACAAGATCGCAAATTTATGTTACAGTCATGTATGTACGTTGATGAGGTAGTTATTTTTAATCAAGAAACACCATATGAAATAATTAAAGAAATCAAGCCGGATGTGATTGTTAAGGGCGGGGACTATGACAAAACAAAAGTTGTTGGTCATGACTTGGCTGAGATAAAAATATTTAATTATATTAATGGCTATTCAACTTCTAAAATTATTGGAGATATTAAATGAAAACATATGTCATCGATATTGATGGAACAATTTGCACAAAAAATTGTGAACTCCAGGGCTCCTCTTATATAGAATCAGAGCCTCTCCAAGACAGAATTCATAAAATTAATGCTCTTTATGAAGAAGGAAATAAGATAATTTATATGACAGCCAGAGGTATGGGTAGGCACGATAATAATCCCCAGGCGGCAATACAAGAATTTTATACCCTTACAGAAGAACAATTGAATAAGTGGGGGTGTAAATACCATCATCTTTTCTTGGGAAAGCCGGCTGCAGATTTTTACATTGATGACAAAGGAATAAACGATGAAGACTTCTTTACCAATTAATTTTGTCCCAAAAGGCTGGGGATTTGAAAAATGGATTGTTAACTGCGAAAAATATTGTGGTAAACTTTTATATTTTGTTAAAGACAAGAGATGCTCATGGCATTATCATAAAATTAAGGACGAAGTATTTTATGTACAATCAGGTGCATTATTGGTCAAATTTTCTGAAAACGACGATTTGGACAAAGCAGAAGAAATTATATTGAAACCAGGTGACAATTTTCATGTTTACGTTGGTTTAAGACATCAAATGATTGCTATTGAAGACACAGAATTATACGAGTTTTCAACACAACATTTTGATGAAGATAGCTACAGAATCATTAAAGGAGATTAAAATGCTAAAACTGTCAGACGAAGCTCTAGGATCAATTATGCTAGCGCTACAAAAATCACTAATGGAACAAAGCGATATTGTACCGGTACTAAAAGGGTTTAATTTTAAAGTAAACGAAGAAAACAATCTTTTTATTATGAACCCACCTATTTTAAAATTTGAAGATGAAGACGATGAAGATTACTTGGTAGGCTCTCGTGACTAGTTTGAGTAAAAAAGAATTTAAAATTACTTACGAGCTGGTTAATAAGTTTCTTAAACAGTTTGAGGCTTATCCTAGCGAAGAAAAATTTTGGAACAAGCCGATGAAACTGACTGAGCTAAAAGCTATTAGGTCCAAGCTAAAGCACTTAATGAGCAAAGATGCCTAAATATTTTTACACATGTTTAGGATGTAAGACGCAGTATAGTTTTTATCATGGAATGAACGATAAAGAAAGCGACTGCCCGGGCTGCAAAATGAAAGATTCTTTAGAAAAGCTTCCTTCGGTATTCTCCACAAAGGAATATGACAGCGTTCCCGAAGAAGTTGGCCATACTGTAAAAAAATCGATTGAAGAATTTAAAGAAGACCTGAAAGAGCAAAAAAAAGATTTAAAGAGGGAATATACAGGTAAAGATGAATAAATATACACTATACATATCTTTTATTTTAAACGGAATCTTGTTGATGATTCTGTTTGGGATAGTTCCTTTTCTTCTATATTTCAGTGTACTAGTAAATTTAGGATTAGTTTGGTATATCAAGAAAACTTTACAAAAAACAGAAGATCTTGAAAAAGATGTAACAGGCGTTGTAGAAAAAATAGATATGTTTTCGGAACACATAGAGAACATACATCAACTAGAAATGTATTATGGCGATGAAAACTTACAGAATTTAATCGACCATTCTAGAGGGCTTATAAACGATTTTATAGATTTTCAAGAAAAATACTTTGATGTAGAAGTACAAAGCGAGACAGATGAAGAAGAGACAACAGAAGAAGAAGAATAATTATTTTACAAAAGTTCACGAAGTCGCGATTATTGAATACGCTTCTACCGACGACAGAAGCGTTAGATCGAGACTATACACTGAACTTATAGGGCCCGCCTTTAACGAGTTGGTTGATAAAATTGTTTATACTTATAAATTTAATACGCTGCCAAACATTGATTATTTAAAAGATGATTGTAAACTCTGGCTTATAACAATTTTAGGAAAATATGACCCGGAAAGAAAATCAAAAGCTTTCTCATACTTTAGTGTGATTACGAAAAACTGGTTTATTCACAAAGTAAAGCAGAACTCAAAAAGACTAAAAAGAGATGTGCAGTACGAAGACATAGATGCTACAAAAGTAAATGACATATTAGTGACACACCATGAGTATGAATCTAACAGAGAACAAAAAGAGTACTGGCAGCTTCTTTTCAAAGAAATAGACAGCTGGGAAAATTTAAAATTAAAAGAAAATGAAAGAAAGGTGTTAGAAGCGATTCGAATACTTTTTAATAGTATCGATGAAATTGAAATTTTTAATAAAAAAGCTATTTACTTATACATGCGTGAAATAACTGGTTTAAACACCAAACAAATTGTCAATAATTTAAATCGCATGAGAGAAAGATATAGGAATTTCAAAAAACAATGGGACAAGGGAAACGTTTAAAGTCGGGCGAATTTATAGAAGAGGCCATTGATAATGTTCGCCAAGATCGAGCATTGGCATCAACACTATTGATTGAATTAATGAAGATCTTGAAACAAGACGAGACAAAGCATCAACACTCTGGCCCTGTAGCGGCAAAATATCTAGAAACCCTACAAAGATCCAACGAGCAACTGGTAAAGCTATCCTCTCTACTTAGCAAAAAAGAAAATGTGACTTCCGGTTTATCTGCTTTAGAAAAGTCTGATATATACGAGATAATTAAAGAGCAAGAGGACGAGTAAAGGGGGGAGACTAGTGTCTGGAAAAGAAGTAGAGAGCAACACTTATTATTTTGAAAATCTAGATATTGGTGAGCTTGAAGACATCGCAACAGATGCTTACTCGTCTAGACAGTCATCAGATCAGACTCTAGGCGATGCGTTCGCTGAGCTGTTTGAGAAACATTATAGTTATGACATAAAGAAAGGAACAGTCCATCCAGCTATTGTGCTGGAGGTTGTTTCTGGTCCCCAAGTAAAAGACGAAGCTCGTGCTATTGGCAAAGTCAACACAAAAACTTTAAATTTAGAAAGCTACCCTTACCCTTACTTTCGAGATAAAAAAATATCAAACGAGCCCTATCCGGTAGTCGTTATCGCAAAAGTGGCAGGTATTGATGTTGATACTAGTTGGCCAGAGGGCCCCGATGATGTGGCGCGTATTGAGATTCATAATGAATTTCTCCAATTCAGAGAAGATGAAGCATTAGGCAGAGTCGGCCCTGGAAGTATAATATGGGTAACCTATAATAACGATAATGTACTGGTTTCATATAACGGCCGGCCAGTAGGAAAAATTGTCGGAGTGCATAAGACGAAAGCATTCGCTGATATTAAAACTAAGATTTCTGCGAGAAAAGCTTCAAAACCAAAATGTCAGGCCGCCAGAAACTTAGCCGGCCCAGCCGGCGGATTTTATGTTGGGAACACAGACGCCAATCCCAATCCAGATATTGGGCCTCCTATTCGTAAGATTAAGGGAGAGATAAAAACAGGAATTTATGGTGATGGCTCACCGCAAACAAAAGCTCACTTTAATGCATGCTTAGAAAACGCAGACATTTCTTCAAGACATCAGATTCCAGGCCCAGCGCCTAATTCCAATAACGCTTTTATATGGGTTGGGACATTAAAAAACAACGGATATATGGATCTTTTAGATAGACCCATAGGGCAAGGCAGGGAGACTATTATATACGCACCCATGACATTAGATTTAACCGCTCCTGTTGAAATAAAATACTATTTTCATGACGCCGGCGGGTTTGGAGCAGCACACGTTAATGGACCAAGCACCACAGTTGCACAAGCTGCAGAAAATGCCTCGTTGCCTGGCAATGATTTTAGAGAAAAGATCGCTCCCGGAATTAAAGATTTAAACCGTAAAGGCAGAAATTATATTTTAGTAATTCCAGAAATGGCCCACTCACGAGGTTACGGTACATCGACAAAAGACTTAAACCGTATTGAAAGTTTATCTCTAGGAGAAGATGCTGGTACAGGCTTGCCACCTTCCTCAAATACCACGACCCTCAGAACAAGAATTCCTGCAGAAGCAAGGCCTCCTGTTAAGAATTATCTAGACAAAATGCGGATAGAGTCAAATAAAAACTTGCTTCAAATAACGCCTTTGAGAGAAAGAGAGTTTTCAACTTTTGACGGGTCTTTTACAGGTGGAAACTTTGGCGACTTTCATCAAGAAGTTGTAGACGTGCTAGACGAACACTTAGGAACAATAAACGATAAAGTAGAATTTGTTTCTATTTTAGCAGACAGCCTAGGCGGTATTTGTCTTTCTGGAATTGTAAAAAATGTTCCAAATAGCGAGACTCATGCAAACGGTGTGACTTCTTTTAAAAATGCACTAGCAAACAAACCTATAAGAATAGACTACATAACAGATGACAAGCTAGATGAACCAGGATTCTATAGTTCCTATCTAGGTCCGGGATCCCCGTCTTCTGTGATATACGAACAGTTTCTGTCTCAAAGAGATCCTTTGAGTGATGGGTATACAGAGTTTAATTATATAACACCTCCCTCATCAAAGCAACAAAATGCTTTTTTTAATAATTTAGGAAAAGCAGAAGATTATAAAAAGAATTCTAAAAAAGCTTCAGGCTTGGGATCCAGAAAGTTTTCTTTTACAATCGCGCCAGAGATCACAGATCAGAGATTTGTCAGTTTTCACGTCGCTAACATTAGAGTAGGCTACGCTTTCTCAATGATAAACGACTTTTTAGATAGTTTTCCAGACTACCCAAAGAAACCAGACGCGAATACAAGCTTAAAGTCTTCTTATAACGCTGTGCCTGATCATGCATTTGCGTTAGCAACAAAACCGTCCTTGGGTGATTTAGGTAAATTAACTAAAAAAAGAGATGAACTGCTTCCCACAATAGAAGCATTTAGGGATAGGATCGACGCAGTTGTTTCCCCACCAGAAATTTTTAATGTAGCTCTCGGTGAACCAGAGCCGGATTATGATTTTGCATGCACTAAGTACGGTGTGTATTGCGAAAACGGAACTTTAAAGACAGGAGTTGAAAGTAAGTTTTTCTCTGAATATAAGATATATCTAGAAAACGAAAGAAAGTTTGAAGAGATTAAAATTTTGATTAATGGTGAACAAAATATTCAAAAACTAAAAAGATCCAAAGAAGCGCTAATAAAACAAAAAAATACTTACGACAATCTTTTTAAAAAAGCCAAAGAAGAAGCTTCTTCTGCAAGAGAAGGTTGGGATAGTTTAAGCTCAAAATTTGATAGAGCAAATTTTTCTTATGAAAGCGTAGAGAAAGCGGCTAAACTAATTTCAGCACCTGAAGCATATAAAAAAATATTAGCTAAAATAGAAAACCAAATAAAGAATCTGACTCCAGAGGCCGTAAAAAGACCAGAAGACTGTGTTGATCCTCCAATAACTATCGCAGAAGCTACAGGAGTTGTTCCGACCACTGTTAAGTCACGCGAGCCAGAAAATAACTGCTCAAGTATAAAAGTTGTAACACCGAATAATTTTGAAGAATTAGCGGAGATGATACCTTACTATCCAAAAAAATCAGATTTTTCTTTTTCAGAAGGATCTCCATCTAAAAGCAAAAGTAAAGTTCACTTAGTAGAAGGATACAAAACCTCTACATTCAAATATCAAGCGCGCGGAGTAAACAATTCACTAACAAGCAAAGAAAGTCCCCGGGTCTGGGCATGCATATCAGAAAACTTAAAACAAGGCTGCGAAGCAGCGTCGCAAGAATCTGGTTATTATCCGTTTGAGATAACAACAGGTGCACGAGGACTGGCAGACCCAAAAACTGCTGGCGCCACAGCTTATACAACAGGAATTTCTCTACACAGCTACGGCTTGGCTGTCGACATAGATCCTTTTATAACTGGATACCGAAACAATGGCTATCCGCTTAACAGTATTTTTACTAATGCCTGGACACCTGGTTTTATAGAAATTCACGCGATGGAATTGTGGAGGCTGGGGGTGTATTACCAATCACCCTCTATCCTAAAAAACAACGCATATGAAGCAGAAAATAGACCAAGGATGGCAGAAAATTGGCGAGGCGCCCCTTCTAGATATTTTGGTGGAGGAGAGTCTGGAGGCGCAAGAGACAAATATGTTAATATCATGAATGCTTCGAAAGGAAGTCCAATCATACCAGCCGGAGCTAACCCAACTTTGTGGGCTATACTTTTTTGCGAGAAAACAGGAATGCGTTGGGGTAACGGCTTGTTCTTAAAGAAACGCCACAATGGTGGTAAAATATGGTCACAGGCAGAGAAGGATAGAATCGCTACTATTTTTAATATACCAAGAATAGTAGACAGAGTCCAAGCAATATCTTGGAAATCAAGCATTGAAGATCATATGCATTTTCATTATTGGGGCGGCGCCTCACTGGTAAAGTGGAAAGATATAGAAGCAGCCCCAAAGAAGGAAGGATAAAAATTGGCAACTTCAAAATTAGTCAAAAAATCAAGAGATATTTCTGGAATGTCAAAAAAACGACGAGAGGAATATGAAAAGTTAACAGAGCAACAAAAGTTTATTAAGAAAGTCAGCGGCGTTTTTGGTCAAAAAAGAGCGCAAGCAATGACGACCAGGGAGGAATTAGAATCTGAACTCGTCATCGGCCGCGGCCCCGACAACAATGCCTACATCGTGATTGGCAATGACAGATCCGGCAAAGCACACACAGGATACGGTGGACGTGGACACACACAATGCGATGCAATCGATCTTGTCGCTGGCCTAGGAGGTTACAATCCTCAAGAAACGGATTCCAAAGAGAGGGAGATTACAACAAATCCTAATTTTTTCTTAGATTCTGCTAGAATTTACATATCACAAAAAACTAATGTGGACAAAAATTTCGGCATTGGAGAGTTTGGAAACGCAGAAGAAGACGTAAGTGATGATAAAGATAGCAAAACTATTGGTATGTACGGCGCAAAATCAGCAGTAGCGGCAAAAGCTGACAACATAAGATTAATTGGTCGAGAAAGTATACGCCTGGTAACAGGAACTGATGCTAAAAACTCTCAAGGTGGAGATGTTTTAGCTAAGACAGGAATAGAGCTAATTGCGATGAACGATTCTAAATCTCTACAACCCATAGTTTTGGGTGATAATTTACAGTTAGCATTAATTACTATATTGAACCATTTAGAATCTTTGGCTAAAGTAATGCATGGATACACAAAATATCAGATGAAATTTAATCAGGCGTTGTCAAAACACACACACATGTCTCCCTTCTATGCTAAAAGCACTTTAAAGTCTATGGAGGCCGTGATTGCAGGCGTGCAAGCAGATGTCGAAATTAGTGCAAATACAGAATTGTCCATTTTAAAACACATAACTAATTTGCAGGGCGTTAAACACAATTTCCTTACCGAGAGTGGTGAGAATTTTATTAATAGCCGGTTGAATAAAGTTAATTAGGATATAATATATGGCTAGCCTACAACAGTTAAGAACAGCTTGGAAAAAAGCAAACGGGCCGCGAGAAGCTCTAGACGAGTTTTACGAAGAAGTTCTAGAAGATGATATTGTTTTACAAGACGATATTCCTGACGTTACAAAGGCAGCTGCTCAAGATTTATCGAACACTTTAAATAATTTAAAAATCATATTTGAGACTTCTAGGTCTCAAACTCCTAATAATGATTATTATTCTCTCTCTGGCGAGGTTTCTGGCATCGGAGCTTTTGCTGGGGAGTATGTCTGGCCAGAAGATATATGCGAAGAAGGACGCCCAGAGTGCACTTCTGGACTCTATGAATCCGCGGCATTGCTTTTTAAAGAAATTGTAGAAACCTTAAAAGTACTTCAAGAAAATCCTTTATTGACACAAACAAATTTATATGACGATTTATTCGTGTTTGGTAGCGGTGTAACAGAAGATCTGCCGTCTTTGATAGACCAGGTCTTAGATTCTGCTCCTGATTTTATAGAGCTTTTTCCTCAAATCACTCTTTCATTAAAAAGCGATGTTCCTCCCGTAGCTCCAACAGCAGGTTTGGGCCCAGCTGCTATATTTAGCGATACTAATTTAGAAGCTTCCTTAACCTTTCAAAGCTCGCAGACACACTATGTTGGTTTTTTATTAGATTCTGATAAGTCGGATGGTGAGAGATCTCGATCTTATTTGCCTGTTCGTTTGGCGCCCAATACTTCGGAAGAATCATTGTCTCTTGGTTGGTCAGACCCCAATTATTCCTTAATCAACAATAACGGAAATTTGGTAAAGCCGGCAAACAAAGATTCAGACGGCGTCGAAATACCACTAGGATTAGAAATAAAAATTGTTGAGATTGTGCCAAGTAAGACGGGCATGTGGGTTGGATTTGTTTCAACAGATTCTCGTCTAGCTGACGATCAGGTACCTGCAGGGCCCAACGGCCAATATACCTCTCGGTGGGATGCTTTTATTACCAATGGTCAAAGAAGGTTGCTGTATACCAAAGCTCAGTATGTAAGAATAAAAGAGGCTGCTATCAGCTCAAACCCAGATCCGTATCTTTCGGAAAGGGCAGCCATCGGCGACGACCAAGCCGCAGAAGCCCGAGGCTTAAAAGGCACAGGAGCAGTTAATCCAAAAGAAAATCAAAATTGGATTACTATAAAGCCAAATGACGTCAGGCTAAACTATTACTCGTTCAACGAACATAATCTACAGGTCATCGCACAAGGCGACGAATCCAGTCTTTTGTATAATCAAAACACAATAGCAGATTTTCCAACTCTGAAATATTCTGAAGGATACTTTTATTTTATCTTGGGAGAGAAGCCTAGAAAAACAGAAGCCGAACTCATAAATGAAAGCGATGTTGATCTTGAAAGTTCTTCTTCTGAACTAGAAAAAGCGAAAGCTTCTGCGGGACAAGAATCAGCTATTTCTATAAAGGAAGAAGCGTGGAGCAACCTTTTAAATTATTTGGGTAAGAATACTGAGGGCGGAAACAGCAATCTTTACAACAAACTATATCAAGAGTATTTTATAGAAGTTTCAAAAAAACTAAATACAAAAGCTACAAACCCAAACAATCAAAAAATCTTATATGCTATTCGAGCTTCTTACATTGATTCACTTCCAGAAGTTCGTCGACCTTACATAAACAATTTTGAACCTGGCTCTCCTTATTTGACGGGTAACAGCTACGCAGTTTCTCTTCCAATGAGAGACGTCAAGAAGAGAGCAGATTACTTAATTAATAACGTTTTAACACCAGTTAAAAGCAATATTGAAAATTCCAAGAAAAGACTAGAAAACGCAAATGGTTTGTTGTACGATATACAGCAACAAATAAAAGCAATGAAAGACTTACCAGTAGTCTTAGACAAGTTTTTGAAAAGACAATCTTTTCCCTCGTCTATGAACAAAAGCTTCATACACGATATGATTCTTGAGGGCACAAAAACTGATGATGAGGAACATCTTATACAAATTGGTATAAAAGACAACGGTGAAGTTGGGGGAGATGTTAGAGAAACAGTTTCGTACGTTTTGTTCTCCCCAAATCCGGATAAATTAAAAAATAAAGAAAAAGATGATTCAGACCTGTTTTATGTTGATCCTTACTTGACAGACGAGGAGCTAAGCAAAACAACGTCTGTAAACAGAAGCGCGATACCTTTACAAATTGCTCTTCCATGGCTTCGAGCCGAACTTGAAGGTGCAACTGGAGCCCGCACACTACACTTGTTTTTGTCGCATGACAAGATAAAAAGAAAATTGCTAAAGTCTCAGACAGATCTGCAAAAAGACTGGCCCGAATTATTAAGTAATTTTCTTGTTCCGCCGGTTAGGATATATCACTCTAGAGACCCTTCTTTGGTGGAAGAAGAAGAACTTGATTGTGACGAGATCATCAAAAGGCTGAATAAATCTGGCCCCAACACAACGATAGAAGAGAGAAGACTGCAGAACAAATTGTACAGTACTCCTGGGTGCGCTGAAATATACTTCAATCAGTTTAAAGAAGATACTCCAGCTGTAAGTCCTGGTATGTCAAAAGAAGAGCTTGAGAGAAAAGCAGAAGAAGCGGAACAAGGCGCTAGCATACTCGATAATCAATACGTAAAAATTCTATATACTGGGTTCTTTAACTCCTTAGATCTTCGATCAATGACCGCACTTATAATGGCATGCTTAGAAAAAAAGCTAGGCATAGCGCTGACAGCAGAGGCGATATGTGAAGCTGCAATAATAAAACTAATTGAGGATTCTGGTACCGATTCTGTTGAAAAAGTAATGTTAGCGAATGCCTTGCTGTCTGCAGATTCAGAATCTAGCAAGAAGTTTCTAGAGGAGTATTACAAAGCTCCACCCTTCGCGCCCAAAGATACAGAAAAAGACGTATCAGTGGTTGATATAGACAAAGAGAACGCATTTACTTTCTTTCGTGAACTAGACGAAAGCTATAACAACGCCCCCTTGGCTACTTCGATGTTAATGTCTAAGAGAGCGCCCGGTGCGGTAGCTGAAGTTATAAAGAATTTAGAAAAAGGTGGTGTTTATGTAGAGCTGATACCAGGTAAAAGACCCACTACCAGCGACCAAATAACTGTGCCATATGGCGGCGCGTTTTTCGATTCAGAACTGATAATTTCTGAAACTTATTCACAGTTTGAAATAGAAAACGAGAAGAAGAGATTGATGGATGTGGGTTATTCTCAAGAAGATGCCCGAGCAATAATGGTTGGAAGCGGATATTTGGTGGCCAACCCACAGCAGTATCAATCGATTCTTGATGGCGAAGATTTTTCCACACCCACCGGCAAATTTGCAAAATCAACAAGAAGCGGGCTTCTGTCAGGAGCAGTAAAGTTTTCTGGCACCGAAGACCTTCGTGCTGTTAGCCAAGACGCAGAGAATTGGTTACAGTATATGAAAGGTGTGATAGGCTTACAATCAATATGCGAGTTAATTGTAGGCCAGGTTCTTGATGGCCTGCAAGATCTTATAAAAGACCCTGGCGCATTTTTTAGTGGCGGCGGCAAAGGATGGTGGGAAGATTTTGTTGATAGCTTAAAAAGACAATTCTCGCCCCCACTTCCAACATTAAGATTTCCGGACTCACTATCAACTGACAATCACATGGGCGACTATGCTCAAAAGCTCTACAAAACATTAATATCTATGGTTGCTCAGATGCTAGGGCAAATTGTAAGATTAATATTAAAGTCAGCGCTAGAGCAGTGTTTAGAAGAAGATAGCGACATCGGCGTTTCAGGTCGACCACCAAGTCTCCCACCAGATATACCTTTTCCAACGTTAGAGCGCGCCAACTTGCCTAGGTTTGACAATGTTCCAGCTCCAGACGTCGTCGCGTGGATGAAAGATTTATTAGATAACGTTACCACAGCCCAACTTTGTGCACTTTTGAGAGGCGATGCTACAAAACAAACTCTGACTAACTGCTTGATAAGAACAAGAGAATATTGGCCGGCCGTTTATAGTAACGGGGTTGATACCATATACGAGATTAGAGTAGCTTTTGAAAAGATAGGAGCAGAATTAGATTTAGACATATGCAATGTAGTGCAGTCCCCAACTCTAGTCAACAACTTATGTGAAGCAGTATATGACAGAGATGCCAGATGCCAAGAGCTAAAAAGAAAAGGCCTTACAGAAGCTGAGTGTCAAGAACAGATAGACCGTGAGCTAGAAGATCTAAAAAGTAAAGCTGCCGGCTTAACAACTTTAAGTTTGTTAGACATTAACCCTCTTTCCAATTCTTTTCCTCCAATATGCGGAGATGGTGGAAGCTTTGTTATGCCCTCTGGCGTAAGAGACACCATGGAAAGAATTACAGACAATATGTTGACCAACTTAAAAGGGTCTTTGCTGCTAGATATGAACGGTTTAAAGTTTTTTTCAACGCCACCAAGAGCCTTGTTAGCTTTATCAGATCCAAAAGAGCTGAAAAATGCGCATAAAATGTTTATTGATATGGTTAAAAAACCTTATAGTAAAAACTGTCTTGCTTTAATTGGAGATCCATACAACCATGCTAAAGTGTTTTCCGAAGAAAAGAAAATGAATATCGGGCTGCATACTTTATATCCTATAACATATAACAAATATATCCACTATGGTAATTTCTCTACATGGACAGCGCGAAAAGAATCTATTGATTTAGAGATAAGCCACGTTAAGTACTCAAGTTTAGGTAGCGTCGCTGAGAGCGCTGATTTTCAACGCTCGGAGCCGGATTTGGCGAAAGATATAGAAGACTATTTGCTAGACACTAACTTAAGAAACAGTCCTAATTTTTTTGATAGTGAAGAATTGATGCCGCTAAACATTGGTTTGAACACCAATCTCTCCGATGACCCGGGTAAAATTCAAGACTTTGTTGCTGAAAAGACTGCCATTAATCTGGTCGGAGAAATAGAAGAAGAATTCAAAAAAGAAATAAAACCATTAAACTTACACCTGCTAAGGGTCGATCCAGAAAAAATTCCGACGTACGAGGCCGAGGATGACCAATTTCCTTCAAATCGAACGATCACCCGAACCTCATTTTCAAAAGACTACACTAATGTACTGAAACGAACATATTCTTTAGATACAAAGCTTAAGGATATATCTCGTGATCCTATTAGTTGGTACTTGATGTTGCGAAATTATACTGGAGTTGATCTGCAGCCGATCCGCGGCGATCGCCGCGTATTTCCAAAAGAGTGGTTAAGGGGTGACCTGGCCCAACAGTTTCTTAATATTTTTCCCGTGAATTTAGAAGAGGCAAGAGGCGTGAGCACCACAACGACGTCGACAGGAACCCAGTACGGCAACGAGGTGGTTACAGTGGCCGGCCAGAAAGTCGTCGAGGGTGCCGGCACGTTCTATTTTGACGAAGATATTTCTAGTTATGGCCAAGATAAATGGTATAACTGGTTAAAAATATCTCCTGGGCTCAGAAATCTCCTTCCAATAATGATTGAAAGAGAACAATCCGGTCTTGGATCACAAACGTCTTTCCGCCCATTTAGCATCGCCTCGCCAAGAGAACACAATGTCGCTTTTGCTTTTATGGAGCTAACTTTAGGAGAAGCTACAGGCTTAAGCTACGAAAGAATACAAAAAATATTTCCAAACATGTTCGACTCTTTTTCTTTAGCTCCGGGTATTATACTGGGGATAGACCAGGATGTGAAAACCGCAGTTATTCCAGCAATCTACGCCCTCGGCGCTGGAGATACAGATAATTTTGATATTGTTCAAGAAACGGTCCCTCAGCAAAGTACATATTCTACAGGCACTGATCAAGCTGAAGGTTTCTATCCTTTTTATCTTGTCTTCGAGAAATTCTTTAGAGATCCAGACAGCCCCTTAAATACTAGTGATCCGGATGTGTTTTCCTTAAATAAAGAAAAAGTTAATCAAGAATTATATGATTTTTTTGACAGCATCATACCAGATAGCTTTTTAAATATCTTGCCGGCCACAGGTGTTGTAATCGGCGGCATCGAGATCTTGGACCCCAGCCAAAATAAAGCTGAGAGGATGTACATCGACGCTATAGGTTTAGAATACCAGAAAAACTTCAATCAGAATATTTTAAGATACGATCTGCCATTTACTGAAATTGCAGCCAAGTCGCAGTCTGGTTTAGATGGCGCTGCCAAGACACAAGAAATTTTAGATATATTTACAACATCGGACGCAAGCTCACAATTAGATTTGTTAGCAGACACTCTTGATGCTGTCAACTTTAACAGAGTTATAATCAACCAAAATGTGGCTACTCCCCTAGAAACAAATATTCAAGTTCAAACTGAAAATATTAAAGATATCAGCAAGTTATTAAAATCATCTCTTGTGTCTTCCGCCCCTAATATGCCAAATGTGATAGACTCTGACTCGAAACTAACAAGTGAAATTTATAATTTTAATTACACTAAAGATTTGCACCCCTCTGTTAGAAGCATACTTCAAACAATTTACAGTTCCGAGGCAAATGTTTCAAAAGTTTTTGATTCATATCAGCAAACATGGATCCAGGACACCGTGCCCCAAACTTTAGAGCCTTTAAATTTAAAATCACAAATATTTGCTGACTTTTTGTCTAAAAAATTCTTTGATGCGTTTGACGAATATCCAAATTCAGCAGATGAACAAAGCAAGAGTATATTTAAAAAGAAATTAAAACAGAAATTGTCCACATACGGATATTCTGCTTTACAATATGCTTATTCAACAGAGATGTTTGCAAAGCTGAGAAGCTCAAGGTTGAACGAACGCGGGTTTATGAAAAAGCTATGGAAAAAGATACTGAAAAGCCCCATGGTAAGTGACAGTATTGATCCTAGGTGCGCACAAATATTTGAAAACATTAGCGCTCCAGCTAGAGGAGATCTAGATCAAACAGAAACAGATTTCTTTAATTTGTCGGAGATTAAACCAAAGATAATTGAGTTTTATGAAAAATCTTTATGTCGCGACGTTTACGAATCAAATTCACAAGGAGAAAACGCAACAAGAACATCTCTCTTAGAGGGTATGGTAAAATTAATTATTAAGGTGTATACTCTAGAAATGTGTCTTGCTTCTGTTATCGCTTGGGATAGTTTTGACATGTCAGAACCAATGAAAGATAGTTCTTTTGTGTCGATAATAGTGAAAAATATATCTGATGATTTTGATCTTGATTTCATATCGTTTTTTGCAACTGACATATTAAGAAAAGAAGAAAACCTAACAGATATGCAGCTAGCTAGACTAAGACAAGGGGACAAAGGTATAAAGCAAAGTAGTGTAGAGTACTTAATAAATCAAGAAGCGGACAGTATATCAGGAATCATTAAGAGCATGTTTACTAACAGCTCTCCATTTAGCACTGATTTGCAGGTGGAACTGATAAAAAATTCAGATTCAGATTTTGATCAACGTTATAAAACAGAAATTGCTCCTGAAGATGATGCGCACTACAAATTGTCAAGTCTGTATACAGAAGCAGGATACGAATACGTGCTAGACGCACGAATAAAAAATAACATTTACACAATGAATTACGGCGCAGGAACAAAAGAAGAATTTATTAACGCGAAGAGTCAAATCAACGATCAGGACCATCCTGCCAAATCTAGCACCGATATATTTGGATTATCTTCTGCGCAAAAAAATAATAAAAATTACTTTCATTCTCTTCCTATGAATTATCATCACTTAGCCGAAGGAAATAACCTCGGAGGTTTCAACGATTCTTCTGTTAGCAGCTATGGAAGCCCTCCCGACGATGATTTATATGCTAGGTGGAAAGATATAGCTTGGAAAGTTGACGGCGACGAAACAACAGGCACTGCTGGTGTTTTTAACATAATCAATAATTTACAAAAAACTATCTTGAATTCTTCTGATGCTTTTTCTTTTGAAAACAACCCAGAAACAACACACGGCAATAATTTAAATGCAAAATTAGGAAATATTATTTTTCAACCGTATATTAGAGTTGAAGATTATGGGCCGAATGACGAAAGAGATTTTTTTGCACAAGTTTATAGTGAGACAGAATCCACCGGCGAACCTTGTGAGGGGGCCACACTAGAAGCATCTTATAACATGGTTGATTTTGCGACCGCGTTTGACAATTTCATGAATAGTTTTAGGACTGCGAAAAACAACATATTTAATTGTCACATGTACGATTATATTCCTCTTTCTGTCTGGAGCTTCTTTTACAACAACATTTTTATGAAAGAGATTCAAAAATATCCAGGCCTGCAGGCCATTTATAACAAATTTGGTCTAGAGCCGTTTTTCAAAAAGGTTAGTTTTGGAATGAGAATGACGTATGTGACTGCAGCGCCAAAAATTGTTGAGGACACAGACCTAGGTTCGTTCATGAAATCTGATGCCTCGCTAATCGGAGGATACCAAAGTTTAACTCTAGGAAAAGACAGTAGTTTGAAAGACGTAAAATCTTTTTACAATTATCGACCTTATTATATAGCCGGCGACTCGGATACGTCAGATCCGAAGCTGCTGCGAGAATTACAAATACCAATTGTAGAGATAGAAAAAGAAATTCGAACTATAGAGAACACGGGCCAGTTTACTGTCGGCGAAAGTGATGTCTTTCCCCTGTCTTTGCTGGGTACGTGGAACAGCGGAACTGAAAATTTGTCTGCAGGCGCTACATTGAAAGAGCTTTTAGAAAACAAAGAAGCAGTAGAGCCTCTAGTAAACAATATGCATCAATTCTTTTACAATAATCTAGCTAACACTATGTTGGGAGAGGTCAAGCAGACAGCAGAATTCAAATTAATGTTTGATTATCTTTTTCCCATGAGAAGATATATGGCATTAGCTACCATGGTTGCCGCAGATGGTCTCTCTAGATTCATACCAGAACCTACTGATGTTTTACAAGAAACTAAAAGTTCTATGCAAGTCATTATTGATACTATTGTTTCTTCTACAGATTACAAAAACGTACCAGACCCCATTGCTAATATGCTAGCTAACAGCATGATGCGCTCTGAGGCTGGAACTTCTGGAAAAGAACCAGACATGACAAAGGAAATTCTAAGAATTGTCTTGACAACACCGCTATTAGTTTTGAAAGGCTTCGTAGAAGTAACAGATCCCGCTGTTATAACTGCGAAGAAAATTATAGATATTGCAAACGCAATTCAGCTAGCAACAATAACAGCGATAAAACAAGGGGTTCGAGCTGCATTGCAGGTAATTCAGGCGGGAATTGATGCAGCGAACCAAATCATACAGCAAGTCGAAATACAGCTTTCTGTAGGGGTTGGGTTTGCACAAGCTGCAATTGCAACGTTGCCGAAGGTAATAGTCCCGGGATCTCCCGCAAGCACAGAATTAGTCCCGGCCCAGCCGGCGCTTGAGGCCGGCGGCGTGATTAAAAATGAAACAGGAGGACCCTTAAACATAGAGATATCTAAGGACGGCGAACCTCATGTTATTCATATTCCTATTGGCGAAAAATATATTCTACAGTCCGGAGAGAGTCGAGGCGGCACTCCGGAGACGGAAAAAACTATCCCGGCTGTGCCTGGTGGAGAAATAGATCTTGCTAGTCTCGTAAACATCGATGCGAGCGATGCAGATATTAGAAACTGGGTTTTTGAGATAGAAGATCCACCATCTTTTGGCGGAGACGAAGAGGCAGAAAAGCAATGGAAATCGTTTAAAACTGAGTTTTTAAGACTAAAAGGCCTAAGAGATGATTACATAACTGCAAAAGACAAGGTCGACCCGGAAAAACCTGGAAACTTAATTAAAAAAAGAGACGACCTAAAAAAAGAATCGGATGTTATCATTAGAAAAGCAGAAAACACCATGAAAGACGTGTTTACTTCGCCGTACTTACTGCCTGGAATGTGGGCAGCCCTATTCCCTTCTATTATACCTTATGGAGGGGGCATTCATCCATACCCCATGCCGCCGCCATCAATCAGTACTGTTCCTGGTATGATTTATCTTGCGCTACTATTTATAGATGCGATAGAAGAAAAGATGCACGACGACCAGCAAAAACTGGGTGATCCAAAATGTGAAGATCAATTGTAGGAGATTAAATTATGAGCGGAATTGGGCCAAGACTACCTTTGTTTAGAGACGAAAACTTTGGTAATTATGCTCTTATCACAAGCTATAAGGACGAAATAAAACAAAATTTTAAGAATCTTCTACTGACAGCTCCGGGCGAGCGCATGATGAACCCTGACTTTGGCGTGGGCCTTCGAAATTTTTTGTTTTTACCTCGTGAAGCCGCTATTTCGGCCATAAGACAAAGGGTAGAAGGGCAAGTTTCTAGATATATGCCGTTTATAAGAATTAACAAATTACAATTTAATCATGGTTTAGATCCCGCAATCGCGACAGATATGAACGTGCTGACAATATTAATAGAATATGATGTTCCGAGCTTAAACATCACAACATCGTTGACTTTACAGTCTGAGGAAATTAATTAAGAATGTCTAAAAAAGATAAAAAATTAATCAAATATACAAGTAGAGAATTTAGCACAATTAAACAAGACTTAGTTGACTACGCAAAAAGATACTACCCGGACATTTACAAGGATTTTTCCGAAGCTTCTTTTGGATCTTTGATGCTCGATACAGTAGCTTATGTGGGCGATGTGCTTTCTTTTTATCTAGATTACCAAACAAATGAGTCTTTTCTAGACACCGCAGTAGAGTATGACAATATTTTAAGACTTGGCGAGCAAGTTGGTTATAAACAGCCCTTAAGATCAAATTCTTTTGGCGTCGTATCCATTTTTGCTCTCGCACCAGTAGAGCTAGTTGGCACCGGCCCAGATACAAATTATCTACCGGTCTTGTCAAAAGGAACAAAATTCTCTACTGCTTCTGGTCAAGTTTTTACCTTAATAGATGACGTCGACTTTGCCAATCCAGACAACGAAATTGTTGTAGCGACTTCAAATGAACAAGACGGTAAGCCAACAGCTTTTGCTGTAAAGACTCGCGGTAGAGTAATATCAGGCGAAGTAAGCAGCGAGACAGTTAATGTTGGCGCTTTCACAAGATTTTTAACAATTCCTTTGGCGGATCCAAATATAACTGAAATTGTTTCCATAACAGACTCAGAAGGCCATGAGTATTTTGAAGTTGATTATCTGTCGCAAGATACAGTTTTTAGATCAGTTGTAAATAAAGATCCGGGAACAAGAAGATATGTGCCTAATGTTATGGTGACAACTTCTGTGCCAAGAAGATATACCGTGTTTAATAGAAACGGCACCATACTTATCAAATTTGGATATGGCTCGGAAAATTCTTTAAAAAAGGATAATACAACTCACCCGTCAAATGTCGTTCTTAAAATGCATGGAAGGGACTACGAGACCGATTTAACGCTCGATCCTTCAAAACTTTTAGAAACTGATAAATTTGGCATAGCACCCGCGGACACGACTTTGACAATTAAATATCGAACAAATACTGTTGAAAACGTAAATGTAGCCAGCAGAAATTTGACAAACATCACCGAGCCTCTTTTGATATTTAAAAGCGAAGCAACGAATAGCGGAAAAATAACATTTGTTCGAGACAGCTTGGAAGTGGTTAACGAAGAGCCGATTACTGGAGACGTCAGTATACCGACTGTTCTAGAATTAAAACAAAGAGTTAACGATGTTTTTGCTTCACAAAATAGAGCAGTTACGAGTAATGACTATGAAGCTTTGGTTTATAGAATGCATCCACGATTTGGAAGCGTTAAGAGAGCAAAGATTGTTAGAGATCAGGATTCTTTTAAAAGAAACTTAAATTTGTATATTGTTTCTGAAGACGCGGACAGAAACTTAACAACCTCAAGTCCACTGCTAAAAAATAACATTAAAACGTGGCTCAATCAGTATAGAATGATAAACGACACAATAGACATATTAGATCCAAAAATTATTAATATTAAAATTAACTTTTCTGCTGTTACGGACACTTCAACAGACAAAACTGAAGCTTTAAACGTGGCTATAACAGAAATACAAGACTTGTTTACAGAAAAACTAGACATAGGCCAGCCGATATATATTACAAAGATTTATGACGTACTAAACAATCTAGACGAGATAGTTGATGTCACTAATGTAGAAATAATAAATCAGAATGGTGGCTTATATTCAGATGAAACATTGAATTTAAAACAATATACTTCTGCGGACGGCCGTATTTTATACTCTCCTGAAAACGTCATATATGAATTAAAATATCCAAACTTAGATATACAGGGGACAATTAGATAATGGCAATAAAAAAATATATCGCTACTGAAGACAACACAATCACAAATGCTTTTGGCATTGATCTGTCAACTAGAGCTACTGGTTCTAATATGGGCGCCGCTGATATATTAGAGGTGTTCTCAATTTATGGCCAACAAACGACATCTTCTGCAGAACTTTCTAGAGTTATTTTAAAGTTTCCAACGGACACAATTGCCGCCCATCGTACTAAAAATGAAATACCTGCCTCTGGCAGCGTTAGTTTTTATTTAAGGATGTTTAACGCAAGACATTCTGAGCAATTAGCAGAAGACTTTGTTGTTAATGTTTTAGCGGTTTCTCAATCGTGGGAAGAAGGCTCTGGCCTAGATATGGAGACCTACGGAGACAAGACAAAAGACGGAATTAAAGGCTCAAACTGGATTAATCGTCTGTCTTCTACGAAGTGGAAACAAATAGGAGGTGTTTATCATTCTTCTTCTTATGTCGCCGGCGCCTCAATGCCTAACTATACGGTTACTTTTAAGAAAGGTTACGAAGATATAAATCTAGACATAACTTCCATGGTCGAAGAGTGGCTAGCCGGAACACAAGAAAACTATGGTTTGGGAGTATTTTTAACTTCTAGTTATGAAGCGTACGCAACTGCCTCCGATAGTACGACGCCGCAAAATACAGACGGCGTAACAAAAAGCTATTATACAAAAAGATTCTTCTCTAGATCTAGTGAGTTCTTTTTTAAGCGACCTATAATTGAAGCAAGGTGGGACTCCAGAACCGAAGACGACCGCGGTAATTTTTATTTTAGTAGTTCTTTGGCTCCTGCACAAGAGAATTTAAACAAAATTTATCTTTACAATTACGTCAGAGGACAGCTCAGAAATATCCCTGGAGTTGGGACCGGAAGACTGCTTGTTAGCTTATATTCGGGCTCGGCTGATGACAGCGAGCCTTCGAATGAAAAACTAGCTCTAAGCCAAGGCGGAGGGGTCGTCTCTGACGGAGACTTTAACGTAACAGGCGCGTATGTCTCTACCGGAATTTATTCCGCTTCATTTGCGTTGACCGGCGCCAATACTTTGAAAACAGTTTACGATGTTTGGTCAAGCTCTTCGATAGCCGCCGCCCCTTTCAACGGGGTAGTTGAATATTCTACCGGCTCTATTAAGCCCAAGACTTTGAGTTCTCCCGAGTGGAATCAGTATAACCAGTATGTTAGCAAAATAACTAATTTAAAGCCAAGATATAGTAAAGATGAAAAGGCAAGGCTCCGTGTTTTTATGAGACCTAGAAATTTTAGCCCAACGATCTACACTGTTGCAAAAACTGATATAGAAGTAGCTATAATACCGAGCGCATCTTACGAAGTTATAAGGATGGTCGATGAAAACACAGTCATAAACAACTCAACAGGTAGTACTACGTACCACACTTACTTGTCGTACGATAAGAAAGGTAATTATTTTGATCTAGACATGTCCTTATTAGAGCCCGGATATATGTATGGGATAAAATTTGCTTATCACACTTCTGGTGATTGGCGCGAGCAAGAAGAAGTGTTTAAGTTTAGAGTTGAAGATAATTAACTAGATAATTGTGGTTGGTGTAAATTATGAGCATAAAAGATTTATTTGATAAAGGACTCTCACTAAAGTTTGTTAAGAACAAAACTAAGAGTGATTTAATTCAGGTGGAGTCCTCCAGATATATCGATGCGTACAACCAAAGAAGAGACAGGTTCATTCCAGACGTCAACTTTGCAACTGCTTCCAATTTTGCTCATTTTGGCTTGGCGGAAGAATACTATGATTCTTCAATTAAAAGAGTTTACCAGACATATCCATATGATGGTTCTCAAGCTGAAAAAATAGAATGGGAAAATGAAAGTACGTATTTAGATCTTTTTCTCTTTGAGAATGAGTATCCGAGGTCAAACGGGTATGTATTATTAGGAATTACTTCTTCGTTCACCGGAGATTTCAGTTCCAATGTTAAGCTCTCTACCACCCCGCAATATATTTTTCTAAAAGGTGGCCCACATGCAGATTCTGGCGGAGATTATAAGAGTGAATTTTCGGCCGGCCCCTCTAAAACAGGAATTTCAAAAGCTAACATCTATCATACTGCTAGCCAAAGAACAAACAATTTAGAATTAGATCCAGTTAAAGGAATAACAACCGAATTTTGGATGAAAAAAGAAGGCTGGGCGTCAGTTTCGGCAGCGCATCACGAATACTTGTTGCATTCTTGGAATTCAGGTTCTGTCGCCGGCGCTGCAGCAACGAATGGATCTCTAAGAGCGTATGTCTACGGAAGATCATCTGCTTCTAAAGGCTTAATACACGTTAGAGCAGTTTCTGGCTCCACAGAGCTAAGTTTTGACCATGATACGGGATTAAGCGACATCGCTGATAGTAAATGGCATCATTATTCCTTTACCGTAAAAACCGAAGGCTCAGCTACGATCTCTCATTTATACGTAGATGGCAAACATGCATCAAAATTATCATCCGCTAGCACCATAAACGCTGTCACTGGAACAATGGTAGCTGCAATCGGAGGACTAGTCGGTCCGCTAACCGGGTCAACTAACATCGGAAAAGGCTGGGGCAACATAGTATCTGCTTCTTTTGATGAATTTAGATATTGGAAAACAGACAGAAACGCACAAGAAATCGGAAGATTTTATCACGACCAAATTGGTGGTGGGACGAATACGGACAACGTGAAATATAACGATACGTTCAATAAAGTCAACTTAGGTGTATACTATAAATTTAACGAGGGTATAACAGAAGTTTCCGCCACTGACTCTACGATATTAGATTATTCCGGTAGAATTTCTAATGGCACGTTTATTAATTATATTGCCGAGTCTAGAAACACTGGGTCCGCAATTGTATTAGCAGGAGCCGCATCGAAAGAATTTAAAGACCCTATTGTGTACTCTACACACCCCGCGGTCGCTAGTCTTGCTGAAGGTAAAAGAAAACAGGCAGAGGCTTATGATTACGAAAATACAGTGTCTCTGTATAAGTCGCTTCCAGCCTGGATACTGGAGGAAGACGAATCATCTTCAAACAATTTAAAATATTTAACACAAATAATAGCTAGCTATTTCGATGACGCATATCTTCAAATACAAAAGCTGCCAACCCTAAAAGACATAAATTATCCAGACGACAATAGCTACGAAAAGCCATTGCCTTTTGCCGAGAGACTTTTGTCTTCCAGAGGGTACGACGCTCCGGAGCTTTTTGCAAATGTTTCTGATTTGGCAAAATATCTGCAAAGAGATGAGAAAAAGCTGTTTGAAAAGAAGCTTCATGAAGTAAAAAACATTATATATCAAAATATTTACAATAACTTATCCTATATTCAAAAGTCTAAAGGAACTACCAAATCTCTAAGAAACTTCTTAAGATGTTTTGGTGTCGATGAAGAATTAATAAAGCTAAACATATATTCCAATAACGATGTATATGAATTTAAAGATAACACAACACATACTGCAATACGCAAAAATTACATAGATTTCGATGATCTGGAAACTAGGTTTACTGCTTCAGCAGACACGAGCTATGCTGCCGCCTATACGGCCACTGCCTATCAGTATTACGACGCAAACGATCCAGCAAACTCTCTGTCCTATATCCCTGCAGCTACTGAAAACTTGCTAGCCGCGCCGTCAATAACAATTGAAACGGAAGTGATATTCCCAAAAAGATCGATCAACAATGATAAAAATCACTTGTTGTTTGCACATACAACATCTTCAATCTTTGGTATGAATGCAGTTGTCGCATCAAATACTGATCTAACATACGATTCTAGCGACACAATTAATTTTAACGTTGTAGCTGTTCGAACAGACGATGATCCAAGAAATGTTAAGTTTGGCTTAAGGACTATTGGTGGTTCTTCCGTGTTTGACAACATAACAACATCGGACACATTCTTAAGCGTATACGACAACGAAAAATGGAATTTTGCCTTCAGACTAAGACCTACCAAGGCAAGAACAGATACTGGGCCGGCCCTTAATACTAGTACTGGCTTTTTAAAACCGGCCGCATCTGCCTACACCTACGAATTATATGGTGTCAACTACCTGTCTAATATTTTACAGAATGAATTTGTCATATCAGGAACGATGAGCGAGGCCAATGCCAACACCTTCTTTACAAAACCAAAGAGAGTTTTCTTGGGAGCTTCAAGAACTAATTTTACCGGTAGTGCAAAGGTACCTTCTGACGTAAAAGTTTCTTCGACAAGGGTTTGGCTGGATTACCTATCAGATGAAACGATTCGCGCACATGCTAGAGACGCAAACTCTTATGGCGCCCTGCAGCCATACAGAAACGCAAACGACTCTTTTAACACAAATTATGTGCCACAGATTTCTAATTTGATTTTGAACTGGACAATGGACAATNTCACTGGCTCCAACGCGTCTGGCCAGTTTTTGATAGAAGACTTTGCTTCTGGNTCTGTACACGATAAGTTAANATTTGGAGACTCATGGTCGCGACCGATAAATAGATATAATTATTCGGGTCGTGGAGACAAGTTTACGACAAATGTTAATTTTGCAGATCAAGCAATCGACGTTGAGTTTGTGCAATCTGCAAAACTTAAGTTACCAGAGCTTGCCAACGACGACGATATGGTAAAAGTGCTCAACAAGCAAGACGATGTGGTGTTTACCAGAGACACAACATATGTCCAACACTTGTTGTCAGTAGAAAAAAGTATGTATCAAATAGTTTCTGAAGAGATGCTGCGTCTTTTTGCTACGATGACTGAATTTAATAACTTAATTGGAGAGCCAGTCAACCGGTACAGGCCACATTATAAGAGCTTAGAAAAACTACGTCAACTGTTTTTTGAAAATGTAGAGAGCGATACACTGGATTTGGAGAAATTTATTGAATACTTCAAGTGGGTAGACGATGCGGTAACAGTAATGATAAAGCAGCTGATCCCAGCGTCTTCTAATACTCCAGAATTATTAAGAAATATGATTGAAAGTCATATTCTAGAAAGAAACAAATATTGGACAAAGTTTCCAACACTAGAGATTAAGTCTAAAGAGCCGACTCCTTCAATATCTGCGATCGAAGAGCTTAAATATAACTGGAAGTTTGGCCACGCTCCTGTTAACCCGGAGCAAAACACCAACCAAGATGAGAATTGTTTGTGGTGGAACCAGCGCGCAGAACGCGATGGTGTTTTGGCTTCTGGTGACGACAATGTTGACGCGGATAAAGCTGCTTTACTAAAAATTACAGTTACAGAAGTTACAGGAGCGGAGCCGACACTGAAATCAATATCTGGGTTAAAGTATGCTAAAAGCTACTATCACGACAGGAGCTTGGCGCGTTTAGTTGACTTGAAAACAAAAAAATCCTTAAAGATAAAAGGTGGCGCCAATCCGGAAAATAACAAAATACATGATTTTTACAAAGGTGTTACGAAATGGGGCAGCGATGATGATTTTATTTATATAGACATTGACAACGAGCTAAAAGATACTGTTTGCAATGACAAAGAAATACCGGATGAAATAAATAAAAAGAAATTTAACATAAGATCTCTGACAATGAAATCTACTGAGATACTAGATCCGATTGTCATCAGTGGAAACTTGCCAACTCGTGGAGAGAACGATCTAAAATATACGGATGCGAGAAGCACCTTGCTTCTTCCTTTCAGCATTTATTCTTCGTCTATAGATACCGGATATCAAAAGCTTTATGCAAGTCAGTTTAAAATTGACTTTACAAATTTACATGAAGATAAGTATGGCAACGATGCAGAGATTCCACTGCAAGGTCCTTTCACCGAAAAATATGTTGGAGGCATGCAACATAGGCACGTGAAGCTCAACCAAGGCGCAGATACACCAATGACAAGGCCGGAAGGTTGGCACCTGCAGTCGTTCTTAAACACAGATTCGTCAGAAGAGATAATTAACGAAAGTTTTGATGGTTCAGACGGCGCCGGAACAAACGACACTAGAATACTTAAATTACCAGCCGGATCAACATCCGGATCAACTTCTCCTGACCCTGGCGACTATGAATACTGGAGAAATGGTGTTGGCGCAGAAAACGAGTGGACATTCAGAACCGGCCCGACTCCAACAGCTGGTACCGGCCCTGAAGGTGTTTCGCAGACATATGCTTACTGTGAAGTTTTGCCTTCCAAAGTTGGCCAAACTTTTGGTTTAGTGACTCCCTTAATAGATTTGCTGGATTATTCAAAAGAAACACACGTTTTAGGCGCTTTTATCTATAACATGTTCGGGTTACATATTGGAGAATTAAAAGTACAAATCTCTTCAGACCCGGGCTTTGAGACTGATGTTAGAGATATACCGGTGACTTGGGATGCGTTGGGCACACCTTTCGTAGGTACCTCTCTGGCCGGCCAGCAGCACTCAAATGGAGAGACGTACGGCGCCGCTATGTTTGCCTCTAATGCATATGGCGAGGGTTTAAAAGGGTACGTTGGAAGAAGATTCTTCATAAGACTCTTTTATACGGCAGGTATATCACATTTGGGTGACGTCGCCATCGATACGTTCTCTTTGCGGGTAGGCATGACAGGCGACATATATCGTAATTCGTTTAAACTTCTTAGCCCGACACACGACAATCACTTCAGGCCGCAGGCGATTTATACAAGAGACATGGTAGCAAAACGCCCTGTCAATATTAAAAACATCGAAATGACCGGAAGTTCGCCGACTGTCGCAGGAAATTACCTTAATAGATACGAATACGTTAGTACGGTTAGCCCCGAAGCTAACGACCCATATTTT